CGTCAGGATTCTGGAACGCCTCACGGAACTGCTCTTTGCGAATCGACTCCATCGTTACGAAGTCGAGTGCCGCAAACCACAGCGCCTTGGCACGCATCGACTTGTTCGTCGGCACCGACTGCTCGACAGTCACGCTGTCTTCCTCAATCCAGTCGGCATCACTGGCATCTATCTCGACGTCACGAGACTCTGGCTCGAAGTCGATTGTTGACTCCGACACGAGGGACTCGTACAGGTCGATGGCAATGATTTGTTTGTGTGTCTCAGCAAACCTAAAGATATTTTCACGAGACTGTGCGTGAGCGCCAGTGACAAGTTGTTCTTTCTGTTGGGTCACAAAATTGTCCTCCTCCCTACTGCGGTGATGCTTACAGACGTCGGAATCACGATTAAACTGTCGGCCCGACGGACCAGTACAAAATCTGCGACACCCGTATCGCTTGTAGGTGTGTTTCATAACCGCCGAACAGACGTAATAGCCAACGTCGTCCTTAGTCACAGGCGTGGGGGAACCGCCACGTAAACGGAACTCGCCACAGTTGTCTTGTCCCCACCACTGCTCGTCAGATGCGTCGTACCAGCACTCCTCTGCCGAGTCACCCAAAGGTAGCTCGTCAGGCAAATGTGGATGTTCCTCGGGTGGCAGTCTGTCAGTTTTGTCAGGCATGAAAACGTGTGGCGTGGAAGGTGTCTGGCAACAACAGACGTGACGAGCGTGGAAGCGAAAGGCGTGTTGGGCAGGCAGTTGGCGCGAAGCGTGACCTGCCTGTCTAAAACGGTAATGCCAATCAGTTTAAAAGACAGTGTAACATCAGACGTAACTGATTTATATATCGCTGAACATCTGCGTTACAACCCGTTGCAGATGTGCGAAACTATTGAAGTGCAGTTCGGTGGAGCGCGACACAGTTTAGTTCGATTTTAAGATGCCTGAGAAGCCTCTCAGACAATTCTGTTAGCATGTGAGTGGTGAGCATCGGCTTGACCATAAAGTCGATTGTGCAGCCTCTCAGCGGCCTTAAAATTGACTGGCTTCTGGCGCCCCGAGGCGTGTGATACGTTAGCACGTCAGAGCGCGTACCAAAACAATTGCGCTTACCACGTAACTACATAGTACAATAACGTTGTTGTAATAACGCGTGTATTGAATTACAGCTACAGTGACAAGATAGACAGCAAACGTAACGTAGCGGTTATAGACAAACGCTTACACCTTCTATGTAACGTAACTGTTGGCTGTAATTTACACTGACTTACCGCGTCGTCGGTAGGGCTATGTAGCCCTTGTCACCGCACCTTGCACTTGTGTTGCTGTCTTACTCACATGCCTTACGGCCAACACGGCACTGGGACACCAGAGTGGCATGACAAATCATGATAGACTCATGTGGCGCGTCAGGTCAGTGCGGCGCGTCAGTTCTGTGTCGCCTGTCAGCGGCTCTGAGCGGGCGCTCACGCCGTTCTGTTGGTAGAGTAGTGCCAGACCACCATCTTGACATTAGAATCGATTGAGCGGCCCGTCAGACGGCTTAGAAACGAACGCCTTTGACGCGTCCCAAAACCAGAGCACGTAAACGGCGTGTAAGCCTATCAGGTACAGGACGAACAGCAGGATGATAATCGCATCGCGCTTCACACTCGACATGCTCATAGCAACTCAGACTTTTGGCGAATAAGCGACCTGACACGCCGCAACGTCTCGATGTCGCTGTCGATGTCATCGACGAGCGTGTGGAACATCGGTTCGTTGTGCAGTGGCCTGCCGCCGCGCTCCATCCGTATTTCGCCTTCCACCAACTCGATTGTGGCGAGGATAGCCTCTGGCTTGCTGTACATGCCCAGATGTTTCATGTTAATCGATTTGATGACACGTGTCACTTTCTTGGCGACGTAGCGACCGACTTCGAGGCGGGTGCAAAGCGTCTGAATCCAGCGACGTGTCTCGGCCTTTCGATTCTGTGTCCGACGAGAGGAGTGATACATCCCGTCGTTGATTTTGGCAAGTCGTTCGTACTGGTCGTCATGGCCGTGAAACGTGGTACGTGTCAACGACCTGCCATCGTTCATGCTGTCTTTCATGTCATCTCGCTTGGCCGTAAATTGTCTGTTGCTGCTTGAAGAGAGGTAGCGTGTCAGGTCGTTGTTAATTTCAGGGTTCTGTAGCGCGTTACTAACAACATTCTGACACGTACCAGGCGAATTGTCAACGTCACAGTAGTCAGTGTCAATGTCGTAATTGTCAAGTGCAGGATGGTCGTCAGACATGTGTCACATCAGTTATATTACACATTGCCGACATATAAAGTTGTTGTTTCCTAATCATAATTCTGGCAAACAGTAAAATATTTTTTACACGTGTCAAGTCGGTGCCGCGTCTCAGTATAGTGACATGGGTGTCAGACACGTGGGGCGTGTCAGTATATTGTTAGGCGTTACCGACCTGACATGTGATGGTTTGATGGGGGAAAAGACTTAACTGCTTGGCAGCCTTAGATAATAACATGGTTGACACGTGTCACCAATGTGGCAAAGAGTACAAGAAAATTGCTACTCACTGGACAATGAGTAGTTGTGACCACAAACCCTTTACAGATTACCAACATGAAGTTTGCACTGGATTACTGATGGGAGACGGATACATTCATAGAAGTCTGTCAACGCCTAAGCTCGTAGTAGATATGACTGCTAAAAATTATCTTAACTATCTTTCTAATGAGGTGTTTTCGAGTGAAAGTGGCGAACCATTTCTAAAGAGGTCTGCCGAGCGGGCTGCTGAAAGAAGCAGAGAGCGGGGCAAAAACCCAGACGCTAAAGCTGAGAACTACTCTAACCTGTACCGTTGGCATACAATGTGTCACCCTGGCCTACAGACTTACGCGAACTGGTACAGAAGCGGCAGTAAGGTTTTTCCGCCAAACATAGAACTGACACCAACTGTGCTAAAGCACTGGTACTGCGGTGACGGCAGCCTCACCCACCACGGTTGCCCAAAAATAACTCTTTGCAACGAAAGTGATAACAAAAATAAGATTAACGAGATGTTTAGTCGTGTAGAGTTGACAGATTTCTTTTGGAAAGAAAACAAGTCTGAGACGACAATCCAGTTTAGAGCAGAAGGAGCAGAAAACTTCTTTGAGCACATTGGTTCGCCGCTGCCAGATTTCTTATACAAGTGGGCTGATGCGTATCAGTAGGTACTTTATTTTGACACTGTGTTGAAACGATAGGACTCTCTCTTGTGGTACAGACGGGGACCACACCGCAATGACATAACATTTCTGACAAGACCTAATTAATCACCGTACGGCGTGGGTGTACACCCATATGTCAGATTTGATTTGTTTGTGTTCGATACTTTCGGGTTTGTGCCATATGTCTTGCAATTTCAGGTGCATGATACGTTCCTTAATCGGTCGTTAATCAGGCTTCTGTCGGGTGGTTTGACAGGTTTTTCTTTCACGCTACTGACGTACTGTTCACACCAGTATCGTGTGCCGTGAACGGTTTGAACACACGTAAACTCATGTGAACAGTCACGTTAATGATGTGTTAAACAGCCATTTTACATACTATCAGCAGTATGGTCACCCACAATACGATTCGCATCGCCGCTACTGTCTGTTGTTCTGACAAGTTCATTGTTCTGGTAATTTTCTGTTACTGTTAGCTTACTGGTAGTAGTACGCACCTTCGGGTACTGCTTTGTCGTAATGTTGACACACCTGTTCAATCCAACAGGTCGGTGCGATGCATGGGCGTTGCTTGTAGCCGAACCCACCGACGTGATGCACCGCAGCCACTTGTGCGACGACTTCGCCGAATAACACCTGCGTGACATTCGGCGGATAGTGGTCTACCATCCGATACCATTTGGTAAACTCACCTTCAGGACTGAAGTCACAGTCGTGTGACAGGTGGCCGTACCAGTCATGGACTGCACGGCCTTTCAAGTTCTCCGTCTGTGTCATGTAGCGGAGAACGTCCCCGCCACTGAATATCTTCAACGTGTCAGACTTGGTAACCGACTGTTTCATATCAGCATAGTCACTGTATGGGTCATCTGACACGAACGTGACGTCGACAGGTATGCTGTCGAACAATTGACTGTTGACGTCGGCCATCTCCCTGAAGGCTCTACTCCGTACGTGATATGGCTGTCGTTGCCAACTTTCTGACACGTACGCTTCGCCAATGTCGTCACACCATTGGGGATGACAGTTGTCTGTCATGGACGGGCCCGTTGATTACTGACACGCAGTTGATACGCGGTGTTCTCTTTGAACGTGTCGGTGTCCATGAACGGCAGCGGGGGACATGAGAGTTTCAGGTCCGCGCCAGTGTCTCGGAAGTGTGTGCCACCTTCAAGATACTCGACATGTCGACACGTCCACTCGCCGTCATAATCGAGTAGTGCCACGAACCTGCCGCCGTGTCCACGGGACTGCCGTCGACTCGCCGTCCGTGCTTTGTGGAATAGTTCTGACAATACTGACACGTCGGCTGCAATACTGTCAGAACTTTGTAATCTTTCCTTCAACTCGCTGATTGCTTCTTTGTTGTCAATTGTCATGGTTCTGACTGTGCTTCATCGATGTAGCCCTCTCGATACTTCCGTACTGCACCGTCGTTGAATATCCATTGAGCTTTATCGCACGGTGGCTCCGTCCACGTTCCTTTACCTGTCCTGTCACTGTAGCCACACATTGCCCGAAGTTTCGGAGCAATGACATTGGCGTATCTCGCAGAATCCGTTGGGACACGAACGTTTTCGGGTTCCATGTCCATCGGTGCAGCCTCTTGTCGGCCAAGCTGATATGCTTCTTTCTCTACATACTCGCCGATTTGTTCGACACTTGGCAAGTCATCCCACATGTCCATGTGCTCAGCCATGCGACGTTTCCAGAACCGTTCTGGGTCTTGACACTTGTCTGTCATTGTTCGAACCACGTGTGCGTCTCGTCTCGCGTCTGCCCACACGTTCGGTGCAGGTCCGCGATTTGTGCATCCGAATACGTTGCTTCAAGTCCGCACTCCGTGCATCGCAGGTCACTCATTGGTCTGTCTCCGTGACATGAAGGTCAGTGTGGCTCTTTTGGTGAGTCACACCGATAATCTCCATGCCAACATCCTCGAGAGTATTGAGCACGGGTGCGCCCACAATCCCCTGAGAGACCCTGATGACGAACTTGTCGCCGTCGCAAATCGGTTCGACTCCGCCATGGGACTGGGCGACGGAGTCGCTCTTAATTGCCTGTTCAATACGCCGTCTCGGGTTGTTGTCTGTCATGGTTGTGTCGCCGCCGCCTTAGCACACCTGAAACGCATAGTCTTTCGAAGGTGTGGCGTCTGATTCTCAGCCGTCTTGCATGGCTGTCTGCACCGACTTGTCTCACAAGTCGGTCGGATGGGCGGACACGGACTTGCACCGCGTCAATGCCACTGTGGCCGCCTAACTGTCGTTAAACTCGACACTCGCTTCGTCCTTCGCCAGCGCCTCAAGCTCGCCCACTGTCAAGTGAGTCGCGGCGATGTAACCATCGCCAGTGACGTCAATCAACACCGACTTGCCGCCACGCAGGTAGTTGCCAACCGTCACACCGTTCTCAAGTTCGATTGTCTCAGCCATCGTACTTGAGCCACAGGATTATCTCGCCGCTCACGTCACTGCTGGCAATGTCGTTGATTATCCAGCCACTTGGGGGCTTGAAGTCGGTGCCGACGTCGACCATCACCGCAATTTGGTCACTGGCGAGACCACTGCCGCGAAACGCTTTGTTTACCGCGTCATACAGCACGTCTGCGTTCTTCGGGTAGGTTGCAAGCTGCATCGTTGCCTCAATGGCCCGTCGTCCGAGTCGAACGGACGTGTCGCCTACAACGGGCATCTGACCGCACGCACGTGTCTGTCACCTTACTGCACCAGTAGCAAGCGGCCTACTCGGCGTGAGTAGGGCATGTCAGTAAGAGGTTGTCCACCACCGCAGTTTTTCACCTGCATACCCGTAGCATTGCCCCACGGTACAGGGTTGTGGCCTGTGGGTGTCATCCGACAAGAGTAGGCTACCAAACAGCAACACACTGTCTCTCTCGTCGGGGGCTTGTTCTCGACATGGCACGGGTAGGCCGTCCATGCCGTCTGACACGGTGTCAGAGCGACGTGTACACGTCTTGTGCAACTTTACTTAAAGATACCCCCTGTTTACACAACAGTAGTGTACACAACAAACCACTGGCGGACACATCTGTACACTGACGCATAGACCCATACATGCCAACCGACTTAATTTAACGTCATATACTTCGGACGCAATCTACATCTGTTCATTGATGTACACATCTGTTCATTAGTGACAAGTGTCGTACGTCAGTGTGCAGAAACAGATATGTACACGGCAGTAGACACTTGTTTACTCACATGTGAGTAACTGGGTGGCAACATTTACCTGTTTTCTGTCCTTTAAGTGCCGAACGACATTACTGTGAGGCATGAAAATCGGATTGAGAATTAACGGACTGGGTGCGGGTCATGTCACTGTTCTAACACGGCAGCATGTCAACTCAGTGACACCGACCCACTCACCTGTAAATCTCCTAATGATAATTCTGGGCCGTAGAAGCTGACTGACTGTCCGACCGACACAACACTGAATCCTAATCATATTTCTGGCGATTTTCAACGGATTGTTGTGCAGGTGTCACATTCGCCTGTATCGGTCAGACTGGAATTGACACGACAGCATGTAACTGATATACGTTACTGCCGTTCAATCGCGTCAGATTGGTGGGTGTGACGTTTGTGCTACTGTCTGGTGTCTACCACTTGTGGCACAACAAACGTACTCAGACAGCAATCTGACGCGAATGAGAGGGCATTGCCGTCTCCACACAGACGTGTCCCACAAAGGGGTACGGATTCAAAATACGGGGCAGAAACAGACGGGTGCGACGAGAAAAACGCTTGTGGAAAACAAGACGGGTTCAAAATAACACCGACGTGACGCGTGTCAGGCACATGCCACACTACACGTTTGTGCCACCATGCCGCGTTCCAGAAACAGGATACGTAACAGGTGCCTGACGCGCGTCAATCGCGTTTGTACAACTGCAACGCCTCCGTGTAGAACGGGTCGTGACGGGTGTGCTCACCTTCATAAAAGCAATACAGGCACCATTGTTTCACAAACAGCGGGACGTCGACGTTCATACTGTCCTCGATTTGCCATAGCGCGTCACGATACTGTTCTTCCGTCCGAATCCTGTGGTCAATATCAAGCACGTCACGGGTACGACTGTCGGGACAGGCACGTTCGTATATCCCGACCATCGCCAGCGCAAACCCGCTCTTGACCCAACTAAGCCCTTGGTGGTTATCAACAAGGTACTGTTGGGCGGCACGGTAGTTTCCCCGCCGCAGGTGGTTGATAACAGCCTCGTAGCTGAAGTTGGCAAACGCATCGTGCAGCCACTCAGCCTTGTTCCATCCGTATAACGTTTGCTTACAGGCGGTGTCGAGACTCGTGTCACCGCCGTAGTAGGCTGTAAACGCACGCTCGTGTCGCTCTCGCTCCGTCTGTATCGAGAGCACGGCGTTCACACAGGACTTCTTAAGCATGTCGATGGCACACTCCTCTCGCCCACGGAGAATGACGTTACGACACGCCTCGAGCCTGTCTTGCACGGCATTGTAATCTTCACGTCTGTAGCCATACCACGCTTCTATCTCGTTGTCCCAGTTGATTTGAGACATACAACACCCATGAAGGGGGATAGTAAAAAGTCTTTCGATGGCCACACAATTGACACGCGTCACGCACATGCCACGCTACAGGTTTCTGTCACACTGCCGCATGTCAAAAACGAGACGGTTGACAGGTGCCTAACGCGCGTCACGCTACTGACGCCTATGCCACGTTCCGTAGCTGGCCATCAGACGTTTCGACGAGATACTGGCTATGGTCAACCGTGAACATGATGGCATCCTCCGTAAACAGGTTGACGCCAGCCACATATTCGGTCACACCGTCCATGAATATCACGGCGTTTTCGTGTGACACGTCCCCATACGCTTCAATGACAGTCACAGGTTCGGTGACAATTTCGTCGCCATCGTGCCAGCCACCTTGTCCTCCATACGACGTGAAGCCGCCGAACCGTCCCGCTATCATTCGCTGTGCGTGCTCGACCGCAAGTTCGTAGCCCTCCATCGTTTTCGGGAGGTACAGTTTCATCTGCGTCATGCTACAGGTGTGAATGGTGCGGTGGGGTAATAAACCTGTTGGTCCGCTACGTTTCTAACACCCGCTTACACTTCGCACAGACGACACGGTCGTTGTGTTGGCGCCACCCCTTTGCCTCACCACATTCGTCACAGTATTGCATTTCGGTGTGGCATACGAGAGTGGCGGTAAAAAGACTTGCGGTGTTCACACAACTGACGCGTATCAGTCGAGTGACAGACAACAAACGGGTGTCACGCGTCAGTTGATTGTCACGTGCCAAGTTCCTAATGATTAATCAGGCCCCTGACGCGCCTCAGCCTTGGTGTGACGCGTCAGTGCCGAAAGCGTAGGTGTACTCGTGTTCACCCCAACTGCTCGTGAACGAACACGGCTTCGCCATCCAGTGTGATATAGGACAGTGACAGCCCCAACTCCTTTATCTCTTTCAACTCGTCAGTGTACAGCGGCACAGCCTCGACACGGACCTTGCCGTGACAGACACGAACTTCTTGTTCGCTATCGGAACGTGTCACGATTTCACGGACAGCTTCGGCAACTTCGTCGATGTCCGTCGGCCCTGCTGGTTCAGCCGTGATGTTTCCATCCCCGTCTTTTTCGACACGGATGTCGATTCCGTCAAGTTGCATGGTTTTCTCGTCTGGCATACAGGCGACTGTTGCAGCGGGCCACTGATAAGACTGTCGGTCAACAACGGGCCTGTTCCAACAACTCCTCTGCTAACGCCATGGCCTGCTCGTCGGAAAGGGTGTGTCGTCGCATATCAGGACACTTCAGGACCACGTTGCTGTCACCGCTTCTGTAACTCCTCCCGACCGTCCATCCGCATGGTTTTTCCACCATTGCAACCCAGTGTTGTGACGGGTGGCAAATAAGTGTTACGATAACAGAACGGTGACGCGCTACAGGTCCGTGCTGACGTTAGAAGGCGTAAGAGAATATCTCGACCTGCAACTGGCCGTTTTTCATCTCCACGGCGCCCAACTGTAAGCTGTCGTCCCGCATAATGTCGCGGAATGTGTTGTTGCTGATAACATTATTGCTCGTGTCAACTATTTTCACTTCCCTGTCGCTCCTGTTGTCAGTTTCACGGACCATCTCGTGGCCTGCCATCGTGACGTTGGTACGGACGTACTCGGCAAGCTCATTGTTGTGTACCTCGGTGACTTCGAATCCGTCGTCAGTTTCTTCTATCTGTACGTCTGTGTCGCCAACCGTAACGGTTTTCTCCGCCATTGCACTCACGTGTTAGCAGCCGTAGTACAAAAGTGTGTCGGTTACAATCGAGTGACACGTGACAGAACAGTGACGCGTGCTACGAACGGATGGCAAGCCACGCACCTGCGGCACCAGCAACCGTGTCGAGTGCGGTGTCCTCCATGGCGTGGTCGAACGTCCACACCATATCATCGTTCTCGTCAGTGTGCCACGGTCGTTCATCGGTGTGGTACTCGAATGCTTCCCAGACACCCGTGACGGCGAAAAACGCCTGCATCGCACGCCGTTCATCGCTGCACACCCGTGATAACACGGTGCCAACGGCGTAGCCGCCTAACACGTGTGCGGCGTTGTCCCACCACCAGTGGTCACTGTACCCGTCAAACGTGACGGACTCGTCACTGGGAATCACACGTGACAGGACCGTTCCGACAGCACCAGCTTCCTCCGAGTCGCATGACACACCGTACGGTATCTGTAGCACGATACACCCGACTGCGGCCAGCGCACCACGTTTGTAGCTCATTGCAGGTAGGGTGTGGAACGGGTGACAGATAAATGTGTCGGTTGAAGGTGAGTGGAGAGCGGCAGAACCGTGACGGACACCACACAACTGTCACGCGTCAGTTGTCTAATAGAATATCAGGCTTCTGACGCGCCTCAATCCAGTGACACCGCACAGGTGCCTGGGACCGTCGGACGCCCGTCACCAGCCTCGTAACTGACACACGTGGCACCGCAGTGCGAACAGGCTCGAGTGTGAGGATTCTGTATTCGCTTGCTTCGTCGGTGTTTGCCGTTTCTGAAACAGCCGTTATCTCATTCTTTCGGGCCAGCGGTACTCGAAGCCTGGAAGCGGCTTACCTATATACTCAAAGAAGCGTTCAGCATCCTCCCTGTTAAACTGAATCACCAGACTTTTATTACTTTCTACCCAACAGAAATCTGTAAGCCCCATTTCGTGAAACATTGACTCAATTTTCTTTCGGTTCTCTCGCTCGTTGTACATTGCTATGCGTGGCGTTTTTCCTCTTTTTAGATTCCCATCGCCACAGAACCACTGCTTTAGAACAGCGGGTGTCAAATTTATATCTTCTGGAAATACCTTTTCCCCAGTGCTGTACCATTCCTCGTACCTTCTTAAGTCTGGATGTGACATAGAGTACCACTGATACTGGTCAGAGTAGTTTTCTTCTTTAGCGTCTTCATGGAAGCCACTTTCTCTGCTTACTTTAGCAAGCTCCTTTGCTGTTGCTCTCAGTCTAACACCGTTACTAATCTTTGGGAAAACCTCGTCCGAAAGGTACTGCAAGTAATCTTTCGTTACCATAGACACTGAGATGTAAGGTCGGTGGTTGCCCCTGCAGATGGTCCCGTCGCCCATCATTAGACCAGTACAGACTTCTTGTTGGTGTTCAGAAATTCTCGGATAGCTACAATCAGATTTTGCCCAATGACCAGCCAGAGACTTATACTCATTCCCACACTCGTGGCAAGTGTCAGTCACTGTCATTACTACGTTATTGTAACGTATAACGTTGTTGTTTCTAACGCGGCTAATATGCTGTCATAACGCAACCGCCAGAGACATCACCGCCGTGTCACGGGCGGTGCTGGTGTAACACAAGTGAGACAAGACAGCACAGCCGTCAGTTGTTGGTAAGGGCTCCATGCCCCACCGACACTGCGGTATGTTCGTTAGTTACAGCTAACAGTTACGTTACAGAAGATGTAAGCGTTTGTTCTATTCCATCACCTGAAGTTTGCTGTCTATACAGTCCAGTGAGTTACACCCAACAGACGCCTTACAACAACTCAGGTTATTGTGTTAGTGCCGAACTGGCCTCGCCACACGCTAAGAGAGGTTTACGTATAAACCTGTTGCAGCCGCCTTGTTGTATCCGACATACTTTTACGTCGGTGGCACCAACCTGACAGTGGCATGAGTCGAGTGACAGTAGAGCAGTTTTGGGGTTGCACACTCGCCAGGTCGACGGACAAAGCTGGCATGAATCACCGCTTTTGGTTCCACACAACTGACGAGGGTAGAGTCGTCTGTGGTGCCGAGGTTATAGACCACTCCGAAAACGATAGGCATTTTGTCCCGCAGTCTCGTATCAGCGTACCCGAGCCTGTTGAAGCAGCCGTGTGTGAGTACCACGGCGTTGACAAGGTACACGTCGTGTGAAGCTCCTAATAGATATTGAGGCCGCTACACATTTGATGATGCTATGCACTTGACGACGATGGCAGATAAGTTCGAGACGATAACGGACGTGCGGTACCAGCAGGTCAGTGAGAACGCTGAGGCGCTTGTCGTTGTCACGGAAGATAACACGTATCAGGTGCCGAACGAAGGATACTCGATTGACAATCCAGCCATGCAACTGATGGGCTACTTTGGTGTCAGACCGAGCACGTGTGAGACACAGCTACCAGGCCATGTAATACCGACCCACGACACTGTGGCGGGCGACCGCACTGTTTCACAGGCGGTGTTCCAGAACGGTCGGTGGGTTCTCAAAAACAAGGACTGGATACAAGAATGACGCGGACCAGCGTTATTGTTTCACTACTGTTGTGGGCGGCTGCTGTCCTGTTCTTTGTCGCAGTGGCACTCGGCTGGTTTGTCACCGAAATTATTATCCGACTGGCGTTCTAATGGTACCATGATGATTGAAGCGTACGTATCTAACGGACTGTTAGCACTTTTGGCACTGGTGCTTTCGTGGCTGGTGCTGGCGTTCCCACTCGCGTGTTTCGATGTCATTTCGTTTGAACGGGAGAGCGGTGTGATACGCGATGACGTGCTTGCGTCGGCACTGCTATGGATACTGATTGTGCCAGCGTTTGTCGTGCTGGCACTCGGCTTCATTGTCACCGAAATACTTATCCCGATAGTGTCCTAATCACAATCGTGGCCTACGAAAATCAATTACGTCACGTGGCACGACCCGAGAAGGACAGACAGTCGGCGACCCGCGTCAGACTCGAAGACTGGGAGGCACTGTTGATGCAGCGGGAACTAATCGAGTATGCGAGCTACGAGGCACCTGACGCTGAACACGAGGCTGTCGCAATGGCATACGCGGAGTACATCGATATGGTCGTGCGAGACGAAGCCAAGAACTTCGTGTATCTGTACGCCCATACGCATGTGGCAGAAGATGTGATGTTATCCAACGAGAGTATTGATATGGCAACAGACGTGCGCGAACAGTTGTGTGGGGAGCAACTGTGACGGGTTCCATTGTCTTGGCGCTGCTGTTCGGCACCGCTGTTGGGATGGCATTGTTAGTGTTTTTCACCATTGTGGCACACGAGGTTACTGACCTGCTATGACAATTGACACACCGAGCGCCACACGGATACACGACCAGTTGACCATTGCCAACATCGCACACGTCCGCCAGTGCTCACTCGACTGTGACCGCGTGATAACTGTGTGTCAGGAGCCAGTCGTCTCGAACGTGTCAGTGCCGTACGAGTTCTACAATCTTTCTGACGGGGACGACGAGTATGGAGGGGAGTGCAGTTACGAGTTGTTTGCGACGGCGGCAGAAAGTCTCTTGGCCGCGCTACAGCAAGGTGACGACGTGCTAATCCACTGTCACAGAGGACAGTCCCGTTCTGCGTCAGTGGCGATTGCGGTGTTGGCAGTGCTTTTCGGACGACCGTGGAGTGCGTCTCGAACGGGAATTGAAACGCGGCGGCCCGAAATTAACCCGAACGAAACGCTTGTCGAGTTTGGCAAACGGTTTGTGGCAGAACATGGGTGATGTACATGGCACTATCAGATGAAACAGACTTGGACTATAACACGGCCATGTGCGTCGAAGACACGTTGAAACGGCGAGACGCAAAGACGTCTGTCGTCCTTCAGTTGACTGACTGGGCGCCCGAGTATGACATCGCTGCAACGTGTCTGTTGGCGGCAGGTGACTTGACGGACCACAGTGACGATGCCGTGCTGCTGGAGTCTGCTGTCGCCGTGGACGTCGCTTCCATGCGTGACAACACGCTTGCTGACCTAACGTCCGAGTATCTCACGAACCTGCTAACCACGTGTCAGAACGAGTACACGAACGAACGAGGTGCCACGTTCGTACCAAAGTCGGCCATCGAGGAAGTTGTGGACGCGTCAGGTATCTCCTAATCATAATTCTGGGCTCTCAGGTGGTTGAGGCGCGTCACGCACTTGTTACGCGTTACATTATTACTATGTGGCAACACGTGCTTGCGTGACAGGTTAGTGAGTGACACGAAAGTCTTATCAACTCCCGTCCCCTAACACAAGTGTATGGCAGAAGCAGACCAACAGACTGACAGCGAAGAACAGGACTACGAGCAGCGGCCCTGGCTGAACATGACGCCCACCACGCGTCTGAAGGGAACCGTCACGGAAATTTTCACTCCCGAGCTTGGTGCGAGCAACTACGGGATTATTATCGAAAACCCCGAGGTTGTCGTGGGGGACGTGTTTGTCAACACCGAAAAGCCTGACGGTGGGCAGACGCGAGAGGTTGTGGACGAAAATTCCACGTCGCCAACGGACTACCGCGTGGCAGACGACTCGGACCCGTCGGTGACAGTCGTCGGTGATACGCTGGCGACTGACGAGGAGTCCACCGTCGACGGCGAGGCGGCAAACGAATACGAGCGGGTAGACTCGTTTGCCGACGACGAGGTGTGTCTGTGGATTAGTGGCCTGGCTGGTGACAAGATTATTCGAGCACTCGACTTCAACGGTCGACCGTACGCTCGGTACGACGACAACGGGCCTGTTTACGGCCTGCTCCAGGCGCATGAGTCGTGGTTCGAGGATGATGCCGACCGCAGCGCCCTTGCGGCAGACGGCAAGGCGCCTCGGACGGTTCGTCCGCCCATGCTTCGCCCCGACATCGACGAGGTGCTAATCGACGTGACGGCGGACGACGGTGGCAAGTACCGTAGTTACCGTGGTAACGTCTTTCGGGCGGACGAGTTCGTTGACGAGACGGGCTCGATTGACACGCCGACAGACGAGTTGTCGACGGGTCAGTACGGGATTGACGTCGACAGTCGGCTTGACCTGCGGCTGGCAGACTTCGAGGAGGCTGGTAGTGCGGTCAAGGAGGCTGACTGGAACTTCGCTGACCTGCTTCAGACGGGTGACGGCTGGGCGGACGTCCCTGAGTCTGCCACGTCCCAATCGTTCGACACCAGCATGGACCTGGCCGACGACAGTGGCGGTGACGTGCCGCCAACCGACGAGTTTGTCGCCGATGTCGTGGAGCAGATGGAGTCGACTGAGGTGGCGCACGGTCGTGCGCCCGACGAGATTTGGGACGGCGGTCTCGAAAGCCTTATCGAGCGCAACAGTGACTCGCTGCCCAACGACCCTGACGTTGACGCCATCCGACGTGGCATTTACAGCAGTGTCAACTGGCTCGATGTGGAAGACCTTGACGGATAACACACTCGTCTGACGCGTGACACGGTGCTGACAATGCCCAAGTATAATTTGACAATTGGCGCCGTCGAGCTAAACGGCGTCGAGTTGCCATCACACCGAGCGTTCAACGCCTTATTTGCAGCGGCGTGTGTGATGTATCTGACGCTGGTGATAGGTCTGGTGTGTTGGTACACATTCCTGTTGCCTGACTACATCGGGTTCGAGAAGGCACTGCTCTTCGGTGTGGCACTGCTGTTTTTCAAATCAAACGACTGACGCGATACACACGATTACAATGAGAAAGCAAATTCCCCTGGTTCGGATTGTAAAGCTACTGATACTGTTCGCCATAGCCATGACGCTGCTGTCGTGGATATTCACGGCACTGTAACTGTCATGGACGTGTTGTTGCCTGAAGACGAGATGTTCATGTTGTGGTTCACACTGTGGGCGACAGTGACGGCCCTTGTCGTGCTGTTTTGCATGACGTTGTAGCCACCACCGTGTCACGGTTCACGTGCCGTGACACGAGTCACACTGGCAACTACGTTTGCGTCTGGCTGGTTCGTTGCACGAACCGACAAGTGCTCTCATTCGCGTCAGATTGGTGTCTAAGCAAGTTTATTGTACCACGAGTGTTACACCCTTGCCGTCAACAGAAACGTCACAGCGACCAATCTGACGCGTCTCAGAGCAAGTGACGTGCTACAGGAACCTGCTGTGAATCGCAATACTTTTGTACTACAGACCCCTACGTCGCACTGAATGGCACAACGATACGAAACGCGGACGGCAGAGGTGTATCCGAACGCCGATGATGCGGCAAGTGCGTTTACCCTGAACGACGATGAAGAAGTGATGGACGTGACTGCTGTGCGGCACGGACAACGGTCTGCGACTGTCAGGGTTGTCATCATGTCACCCACGACGGCAGACCGATGTACTGCTATCACGGCTGATGGCACGCGGTGTCAACACGAGGCAAACGAGGGACGGGACTACTGTGGCGTCCACAAAGGTGACAACGAATGATAGAGCAGTTGCCAGACAACTCGCGTGAGGACGTCAGGCTACTGTTGGACGCGTGCCGTGTTGTGAGATACAAACATAACGGTGAGATAGTGGTGTATCTGGGCGAAGACGAGTCTATTGCGGCAGCCGCCTACGATGCTACCATCGCAGGTGTGCAGACATTTGACGAGACAGAATCGGAGTTTGCTGGCAGGGTGTTGTTAGAACTGGACACCACTGACGGGGAAGACGAGAGTGACACGGAGGAACACAAATGACTAAAGAGCCCAAGATGGAACGGACGGATTACACGTGCAGCGAGTGCAAACGCTCGTATCACACCGAGAAGGGACTCGAAATACATCAGGAACGTGTCCATAACTGACAGCGGATTGATTGCACAGCAGTTACAATCGCGGACGGCAACACGGTACTGTGACAACTGCCACCAGCATGTCGAGCCCGTCGTCATGCCAGTTGGCGGGGCGGATTATCACGGCCAGGACACGGCGCCAATCGAGTGTCCCGATTGTGGTAATCAGTTTGGACACGCAGTATTTTGGCCACAATGAGACTAACGCTGTACTGCAATCATGTGTCGGACCGACACGTTCACTGTAACATGGCCCATCGGATGAAGGTTCGTGACCCGTCGCTGACAATTGCACAAGTTGTTGCAGACACTCCGTGGACTGTCGAGGATGGAGACGTGTACTGTCCTGAACACTCGACTGACGCGTGACAGACTACTGCTGCCAAGTTTGTAACGAGTACGAGTCAGATGATTACTATGCAGTCAAATCACATGTATACACGTCTCACGCCGAACACACGTGTGGGGTAGCTGAGTTGCACCCAGAGACGTACGTTGCTTGTGTTAACAAGTGACGTACACGCAACGTAAGTTGCCAGTGTATGTTGGGGTACGCACCTGACACACACAACAGACGTCTTTCACCGTAACCTTTTTGTACGTAACGGCCTAACTGTCGGTTGTCATGGGAAGTAACTTACCGCCAGGCGTCACGCCCGCTGACATTGACCGCCATTTTGGTGGCGGCCACGAGCACGTGTTTGAGGAACCAGACAGTGAAGTTTTCGATGATGGTGCGTTCATCCTGACATACGGTTGTGACCACGTCATGCCACCGAGGGCGCGGTACAACCACACCTGTGATACTGAAAGGCATGTGCGTCTCGATGCCAGCATGCTTGAATTTAAAACGCGTGTCGACGGCAGGTGGGTTCCAGGCGCGGCTTCAGACGATAACATCTTCCACGATGCTCACACAGACGAAGCCGAGTTTCCATTCGACATCCCGACTGACATAGAAGCCGAGGTGTCTGACGCAATCTGTGACGACGATGCTACGGTGTCACGGTACAGAAGTGATGGCGTGACAGTCGATGCTGATTACCACGAACGTGTCGTGTACATCGACGGGACACACTTCACGACGTTACCAGACCGACAGATTCGCATCACGTACGACAACGTGAGTGAGGATATACGACAGTGAAGCTATGCTTCATGTGTCGCAAGCCGATAGCAAGCGACTCGGACGAGGAACACCATCCGCAGAACAGACAGGCGGTCGAGTATGCGGGTGAGCCGATTCATCGAGAGTGCCACCCCACGAGTATGCCAGAGCCTGACACTGACCACGTTGCTGTACACGAACACTTGATGCAGGCCCAACGTGAGTTGTCGGCGGCGGTTGACGAGTGGTCCAACGAGGACGACGACTCACAGGCTGCGTGGAACATCACGGAGCTTTCGGTAAAGGTCAAGGACCTGGCAGACGAGTACCGCGAGGAACACCTATGACAGCTATGTTGAACAACCCGATTCGTTTCAGTTTGCGGAACAGAACCGTCGATGTGGCAGGCGTCTTGGGCGATGATAGGCGTGTAACACAAATTGAAATACAGGATGGACAACTGTATGTGCACTGGGATACAACAGATGGGTGACACACTTCCACTGATAGACAGGCTACGAATGCGTCTGGCATGGATGGTGATGCCCCGAAGTGCGAATTTGGCAGTCAAGTACCACCTCGTACGCATCAAGCGGGAGGCGAAACGTATTGAAGAAAGCAGTTTTCATCCGAGCCAGGTACGTGAAAATGCACAGAGCATTGAACGTCGGACGTGCCTGCTATTGGCCCGCTTTCTGTTGAGCGACGAACGTGACTACAATGACGCATGAGTAACCCGTACCATGCGTTTGATACACGACACGCTGATGGCGCCACGCTCCTGTTGTGGCTCGCCATGATAATCGCAATGTTTATACTTATTGCACTCTAAGCACGGGTGCAATGCAACACGAGGAAACCGTCACCTTCGAAGACGGCACGGAACGTCACGTGGTGTACGACAGCGAGACTGACGAGGCACACGTCAGACGGACCGACGACCAGTTGACTGAGGACGCAATGGGCTACCACGACGACAGCTTCGAGCGCCTGAACGATGATGTTGTCGGACGGTCGACGGACGTGTCACCCGAGGCGTTACGGCAGTACGCAGAGCGCACTGACGAGACGTACGGCTGTGTGCATCTGACTGCGAAGTACCTTCGTGACGCCGTCGAGTCCATCGAGTTGGACTGCCGTGACAGCCTCTCGTCTGTCACACTCCACGTCGTGAAGGATGCCCCGATGTTGTTGACGGCTGACAGTGCTGACCACGACTACATCTTGGCACCACGGGTGAAGCCTGACGAATGAAGCCCGAGTACAGAGCAGTGATTGTGCAGTCGCTTGCGGATAGCAACAGAATTGTCACGATGCACTCGGAGTGGGTACGCGACAGAGACGTGGCACAGGCTCTCGTTGAGGAGCACGCCCCGTACGAGAACGAGTGGGGCGAGCCGATTAAAGGGTACGTCGAGCGCAAGGAGGTTGCAGAATGAACATTGAGTTTTCTGACGAATGGACGGTCGTCTCGAACGACAGGGGCGTGTGGGTCAAGCACGTGCCGTCCAACGAGGCATGGCGTCTGGCACCAGCAAGCGCGTTAGAAGCAAAGGACGACAGGTTGGCACGGACCTACCAGCGGTTACAGGAGACTGACGAAGACGCATGACTGACAGAACGTACGTGGTTGTGGCAGACACTGAGCGTATTGACATGAAAGTTGTCTATGCTGGTACGGACAAGGATGAAGCGTTTGACGTGTGTGACATACACACTGATTACACTGGTCGGCGAAAGCACCACGCGTTCGTCAAGGTGTTTGAAGACGGTGAACACCAGTTTGACACGCGTGACCCGAGCGTCGTTTGAACCAACAGTTTAAAGTATCGCAGTCTCTTACTTGCGGCTACAGTGGACTTAGAACCAGACGTTTCTGACGACGGTGGCACAGATTACGAGGTGAGTGAGAACTATATTGAGGACTTTGTAGGTTTCTGCCGTGCGAACCACATCGCTGACGAGGGGCAGGCTGTTGTGGCACACCTGACGTATTGCACGGGGCTGTTACCCGACTGGCACGATTACGTCGGTGCCATGATTACGGGCGGGTCGAGCAGTGGCAAATCCGACCTGAAGCGGGAGGTGCTTGACGCCTCGTTTGATTACTGTAGCGACCGCCTGTACCAGACGTCTGGTGCGTCCGACAAGGCCGTCATTGACGACGAGGAAATTGACGAGGCACGGGTGGGTGCACTGGACGAATATCAGAAAATCCCCGAAGAAATGGAAGAGATGTTCAAGTCCGTGGTCGAAGACGGGGGATTTACCTACGGTCGTAACGTGGCCGACAGCGACCGTGAGTCTGGTCGCAAGACGGTGAAGATTGACAGAGACCCGTTGCCCATCATCTTTCTGTTGGCCGACGAGAACAGCACTGAGGTAAGCCACGAGATGAAGACGCGTCTCATTAATGTGAAGGTGACGGAGTCGGCTGAGATAAACAGAGGTGTACATCGAAGCAAGTGGGGCCACCAAGGCTTGTCCATCGACGGCAGTGAGGCGTCGTACAACGTTGACGACCCCGACCTTGAACACGCTGTCAAGTCACACGTTCGTGACGTGCCGCTTGACACGCCCGTGGTCATTCCCACGGGTGAGGAACGCTTCGATGGTGACGACTGGGACGCGGCTTCCGTAACTGAACCGTTGTTCACGTTCGACCGTTCGGAGTCGACACGGGCCTCGACGGCACTACGGTCGTTGACGAAGGCGTCTGCACTCATGAACTATCATGAACGACCGCGTGTCACGCTCGATGGTGAGGAACACATCGTCGTGCAACCCCAGGACGTTGGCAACATAATCGCCTGCCGTCCTGTATTGTTGGCGACGACGCACGGCCTTGACAGCAAGAAGTTTGCTATCATCGACGCGATTCTTGAGCGCGGCGGACCAGTCGCTGGTAGTGAGACGGCCTTGCAGGCAACGAAAGACGACGTTATCAGCTACGTACAGGAGAGCACCGACATTGCCACCATGAGCAAGTCGGAGGTGAGAGAACTGTTGGGCGACCTGGACGAAGAGTTGATACTGAACCGTCGTGACCACCCAGAAGACGCTCGGAAGAACATCTACGTGTACGACGGGACAGCCACGTTCAAACGTCCCGCAATTTACGGGTATCAAGAGCAGTTTGGTGACGTCACCTCACCCATCACTGACGAGTCAATCGATACTGTTATAGACAGTCAACTGGAATCGTTGAACGCCAGTATGAATACCGACATGTCGTCTGTTGCCGCAGCAGACGCCATGAGCGGTAGCACGGACCTCTCAAGTGACTGGGACAGCGGCCTGTCAGAGGACGCCCAACGGGTCTGTGAGCGGCTACAGGAGACTGTCGACGGCTACACAGTGTTGGACCCAGACGAGTTGCAGGTCGAACATATGTGCGGCGTCACGCCCGTTGGATACGACGATGGTGTCGTGTTCCCGTCACGTGAGGTGAAGCCGTTTGACAAGGCCGAGGGCTTCATGGAACCTGACAACTGGAACGAAGACGACTTCGAGGCCGTCAAGGAACGCGTCGTGTCTGCCGTCAGTGAACTACAGCAGGCCGACGTCGTTGACATGGACGAGCAGGATGATGGCAGCGTCCACATTACTGTGGACGATACAGCGGCCTGACGCGCATCAACGGCGCGACGCGCATCACTTGCTCTGAGAGGCAGCACGTTTGTTACGTTCAGAGTGGTAGACCCTTACCATGGACACAAACGTCACACGAACCAATGTGAGACGCCTCAAAGGAAGCGGTATAACGAAACTCTTTTGTGTGCCACGCTCGTACTGCGGGGTGTGACGACATTTGGAACAAAAATAACGGAGTTGCAGCGAACAGTCGAGTTAGACAGTCAAGATGTCGAGCTACTGGACGACGTTCGTTTCACCTCGGCGTACGACATGCGTGAAGAGGACAGTGTTCTGATTGCGAGAGAACACGATGATGTCGTGCATGTGACAGCACACTTCGACGTCGTGAAGTACGTCGGTGACAGCTACGCGACAGGAAGTGAGATAGCACTATGATGTGGCAACACCGCGTGCTTGTACGGTTGTTCATGGCGTCACTGTTTGCTGTGATGGCCGTACACGTGACGATGGTGGCAGTTGGCAACGATTTTGTTGGCCTGGCAGCGGGTTGTGTGGGCTTTCTCGTTGGTGACCACCTGATGTGGGGGGAGCTTGCGTGACGGACGCACTATCAGCAGCGGTAAGCGGCTTCGTCGGCGCAATATGTGCCATCGTTGTGATGTATGTGGCATTTACTGTCACGGGTAGCCTTGGCACGGCAGTGGTGAGTGCCATTGCCGTGATAGTTGTGGCGCACATCATTGAGAAGGTGTTACCACGATGAACACCCCCATACGTGACGACGTCCACAAACTTGCGGTGCGTGCAATGGTTGTTGGGACTGTCGTGGCCTATGTCGTTATCATGGCCGTGTGGGCAACGGGCAGTGGCCTGCTGGCTGGCATTGCAGGCGGCATCATTGCCGTTGTCGCGGACCAAATGACCTGGAGGCGGCTCAAATGAAATTGACATCAGACCACGACGAGTTGAACGACCGCCAGTGGCTTGCCGAACAGTACGAACGTGGCATGGACCAACGAGACATTGCCGACCGTCTCGACTGTGCCAATAACACAGTAATCAACTGGACGCTCTATCACGACTTGGGCCAACACCTGCCGTCACAGGTGTCACGTTCGAGGGATGATTTGACACGCGAGTGGCTCCAGCAGGCCGTTGACGAGCATGGCTCCGTTCGTGCTGCAGCACTCAACTCCGAGCGACACTCCCTTGGCGTCTTGGACGAGTGGGCCGTGCGATACGCCATCGAGTTGCCCGAGGACAGTGGCGAGGACAGCGGCATCTCGGGGCTGCCAGACGACGGTGAGTGGCCCGACCATGCGAAGACGGGACAACCGTGGCAAGATGAACGTCAACTGAGGCGAGCGTACGAGGACTATCTGTGGTCTCCCAGTGACATTGCGAAGTGGTGTGGCGTATCACACGGGCTGATACGGTCGGAGATGCGTCGCCACGACATCGAGTTGCGTGACCAGGGGACTGCCCAACGGCTTCGCCACTTGCGTGATAAGGGACACTCGCTCCCACATCGCAAGTCCGTGCTAAACGGGTTTGGCGAGGGGGACGCCAGTGACACGACAGTCGAGTGGACGCGGCTAACAGACGATTGACACGTGGCACACACCTGACGCGCGACAAACACGTGAAGCGCAACACTTTCTGCGTTTACGCCAGTAAACCAGTCAGGCGCGACGATAGGTCGACTATTGGCAGAGCCAATAGCGAGCCTTCGACGGTTCGCCGTTACGAACCGCCAAGTCGCAAGCCTTTTCTGTGGCCGTCACGTAGGGTACACGATGGCAGACGATTCAGACTGTCCGCATGAGAAACTTCTTGTGCCAAAAGTAGACGAGGACGGTAACGAGGTTGAAAAGTGTCTCGTGTGTGACCTGGAGCGGACGTGGGCGACAGACATGGAAAATGACACGGTGTCTGAACAGTCCGTGCTACACGACAATGAGTGAGACACTCGTTTTGCAGGTGCCAAAACAGTGGACGAGCATGCAAGTTCGTGAGGCAGAGGACGCTGTAGCGGAGGCAGTTGATGGAGACGTCTTTGTGGTTGCTGAGGGACTTGAAACGCTCTCAAAGTCTGAACTAACAGCCATGTTAGAGAACACCATCGAGGCGCTACACGACAATGATTGACGAACACGAACTTGCCGAAGTAGCCTATTTCGGCGAAGATAGAAACGTGGAGGTCCGCGAAGGTGTGTCGTCGGAACGGGTTGTTGACGGCGAACTGCAAGAAATTGAGGGTGTCGAATACAAGTTTGGGACGCCGTGTAACGTCTCTGCCGTGTTCCAGGCGATTGAAGACCACGAGGATACTGTCGTCTTGGAGGCGTCGTTGAACGATAGGGGCATGTTGTGCTGCTTTTGTCCATTCCCTAACAGCCGCTCAGGCAGCCTGTGGGACAGCCGTTCTGACAAAAAGCTGCCGTGACGGGTCACAGGATTCCCACGTGTCAGTCATGCGGCAAGCCGCTCGCTAATACCGTCTATGAGTGCCACTCATGTGGCGGAGAGGACGTCACTCACCTGTACGGCGAACTATCGAGTGTCGAGTCGACAACAGCGGGCGATGATGTCACGTACAGGGGCGGCGAGAGGAACGTGGCGTTTGGCGAACTTGTGAGATAATGGCATTTGATTGTCCAAACTGTGACGGTGGTGTTGTCTCACAAGAAAGTCTTGGGCAGTACGAGTGTAGCGGGTGCGGCACGGAGATTAGCACTCTGACATACTCATTGTAGTATCACGGTTGTGCCAGTAACGCCGTAATGGCACGGCACGCGCCTTGTAAGCGCGACTAAGAGAGTTCGATTCTCTCTACTGGCTTCTCGTTTCGTGTAACGAATCGTGAAGACGCGATGTAATCGCCAGTCTTACCACAACTCTTTTACGCGTCAGGCCCGTAACGCCAGACATGGTGATGACACCGTGAGCACCGTTCGGTTTGACGACGTTGAGAAAGTGACTGTTAGAGACATGGGCAATGAGTACGAGGTTGTGGTTAAACTCCCTGACGGTAAGTTTGTCATGTATGTCAATCCGCCAGACTACCTGCACGAGCAGTTGGTTGACATGGGAGAGATAGAGCCGTGAAAAAGATAGAACTACCGATGGGGGAAGTTGCCTCCCGCTACAAAGATGGAGAGAACCCGAGGGAGATAGCCGAGGACTTTGACTGCTGTAGTGGTGTTGTAAGAAGCAGACTCAAAGAGAACGGCGTTGAGATGCGAGAAACTTACCACTACAAGAACGACCTGCCGATGAAAAAAGTTGCTTCGCGTTACAGGTCTGGCGAGAGCACGAATGAAATAGCTGAGGACTTCTCCTGTTCCCCTGAAACGGTTAGGAGAAGGTTGAACAACCATAGTGTAGACATGAGGGGGCCTGGGGGTAAGCCAGACCTGCCGAAAGAAGAGATTATAAGCAGACACGATGGTGGAGAAAGTCCAAGAGAGATAGCAGAAGACTTTTCATTTCACACTGCAACTATCAGACGCAGGCTTAAGGAGTGGGGGGTGGAGCCACGAAGTAGGGGATGGCACAACCGTGAAGAATATGCCAGTTTTCGTGTCCGCTTGGGTGCGTCAAAAAACTGGCACTGTAGGGTTAGTGGTGATGAAAGAAGAGTTTTTGCTGTACATAGACTTCTTGCTATAGCTAAGTATTGTACAGAGTCAGTCAAGGATAAGGTTGTTCATCACAAAAACGAGGTTCCTTGGGATAACCTCTCTGAGAACATAGAACTAATGGACAAGGAAGAACACGTCAGCCACCACATGAAAGGTCATAGTTTCACCAAAGGTAGAAGGGGGTGCAACAGGTAATGGTCGAGTATGTTTCTTGCCCACGCTGCTCTGGGACAATTTGCACGCAAGAATATATTAAAAAATATAGTCAGTGTCGGGCGTGCTATATGCCCCTCAACGTGAAGTTAGCACGACTATGAGTAGCATCGCACTGACAGCGGCAGTAGCAGCCGTGGCGGCCCTCATTGGCGTGTGGAGCGGCAACAAGTTCGGACACGGCCATATATGGGACGACGGCACGGAAAGATACGAGATTATTCCGTACAGGATTGACAGCGACAAGCTGGGCGTTAATCGCAAGACTGTGTACCGATGTCAGAAAGAGGGGTGCCCCGCAGAAGAAACGGACAAGAAACACGTCAAGGCTGTGGACAGAGACACGTTTGAAAGTGCGATAGACGACATGGCCGCGTTCTCCTCACGTGACTGACAATGAGATGGACGAATTTTTCACAGTGGCTTGACACGCTCGACGGGGATGAAGTGGCGGTCAATACGCTACTGGAAAAGTTCGACTTTCCGTAAACCTTTTTAGTTCTTAACCCTTAATTAGACTATGTCAACGGGTGGCGTTAGAATTGACCTTCCGAAAGAAGAGATTATCAGAAGGTACAAGTCTGGGGATACGACTGCTGAAATAGCAGAGAGATTTGACTGTGGTTCTGAGGTTATTCGGACCAGACTTGAAGAGTGGGGAATTGAGAGAAGAAGCAAGGCAGAGATACAGAGCTATGATGTCGATAAGGACGAGGTTGTAGAAAAGTACAAGTCTGGCGAAACGTCGTATGAAATAGCCGACCACTTTGACTGTTCTTATGTAACTGTCCTTCGGTGGTTGGAAGAGGAGGGGGTTGAGAGGCGCGATTCTCATGAGTATTTGACACAGGACATCCCGTACTTTCATACACATCGCCAAGGATATGAGAGGTGGGCTTCTGTTGAGGGCGGTAAGAAGAAATACCTTCCTGTCCACAGACTGCTTGCCATCTCTGAGTATGGAGTAGAAGCGGTGAAAGACAGCCATGTTCATCATAAGAATAACATTCCGTGGGACAATCGTATAGAGAACTTAAAGGTCATGGAACCGTCAGAACACCTGAGTATGCACAATATTGGAAATGAGCGTTGGAAAAACAGAGAAAGGGACGATAAAGGGAGGTTTACATGAACGCTGACGAGTGGCAGCGTTTTGAGCGGTGGCTTAAAACGCTTGAAGGCGGCGAGGTTAGTGTTAAATGGCTTTTAGACGACTTTCCTGAATTTCCTGAGAAGCGAATAAAGGGATACGTCAAGCCATCGGGCGAACCAACAGTCGCGGTGGGCCACCTGAAAGACGTGGCAGACCGATACGGCGATGAAGACGGTGACGGATATGGTGGCCCCAGCGAGGCGAGTGACCACGGCGACAAAAAGCTGCAAATATCACACAACACGACTGTGCCACAGGGAAACAGGGAGTATGAGGGCAGCATGGTCATTGAGGCCGACGAGGACGAAGACACGTTATACCAAACAGTCAGAGAGAAAGCCGAGGAGATTAACGCAATACATGGAAGTGACACCGCCGAGTAACAACCGACTGACGATAATCGGGTCGATGAACAACGAGGACTGGGAGCCAGACATTGCCATCGTCGGGGTCGATTTGGACGCGAGTGCCGCCACCGTCGACGTGCCTGCCGACCAGCTACCCGACCGTGACGTGACGCGTTGCAGTGTCGTGTTCTCGTATCAAGGCGAGGTGTACAACGGGTACGTGCAAGAGGTAGAAAGTCGGTTCGACAAGCAGCGACTGGCACTAATATTGAACGCGTAGCAGACCCGTTCTATTCTAACGGCCCTGAGAGGCGCCATGTGCCGTTTGGACAGCAGGACGGTGTGCACCACTCGTGTGCCAACAGAACCGCATGAGCGGCTTTTCAGTCCCGTTAGAATCGACAGGCGGTTGTAGCGCGTCAGTAGCGTGCAGCGTGCCAGGTTTCTGTGTGTGCCGACACGGGCTGGTAGCCCCACCGAGACGGCGGTTCGATACGATTCTGACACTCGACAGACGTGTGACGTGAAGCGCCTGCTTACGCACTCACTTGCCAGGTGCTGATTCACCGTCACGTGACTGTCACCAGCAAGCGCTTGGACACCAACACACTTTTCTGTGTCAGTGTCGTAGTGTTCTGTAATGACGTCACTGGCTGATATGCAGGCAACTCCTGAAACACTCGACTTGTTTCTCACAGCCATCGAGTACACCACTGTCGAGACAATGCCCGTCACGCACCTGTTCGGACGTGACGCCTCGGGACAGCGGCACCACATAGAAGTGACGGGACACAGGCCATCGTTCTACGTGCGTGCTGAGGAATTTACTGACCGTGTCGCTAATCACTACGCTGTTCGTGGACACGAACGTGGCTACGAGACGCTTGACGGTGACGATGCCGTGCGAGTGTACACGAACCTGCCAGAGCAGGTACCCGACACACGAGAGTTGTTTGACGAGCACTTCGAGGCTGACGTGCTGTATGAAAGGCGTTTCCTAATCGACACTGGGATTACCACTGGCGTCCGAGTCGAGTTACATCACGAGAAACAGACGTTGTGTGGCGGCGACAAACGTGTTCCTGTCAGTGCTGTGTCGCCATGTGAGGCACCTGACGTGGAGCCACGTGTCTGCACTGTCGACATAGAAGTAGCGAGCGAAGACGGGTTTCCTGACGCACAAGAGGCGTCTGACCCCGTGGTCAGCATCGTGGCACACGACAGCTACAGTGACGAATACACAGGCTGGTTACTGCGGCCAGACGACAGTGACGTAGACGCGTCAGGTGTGTGCAGCCAGACACACGTGTTCGGCGAGGAGGACAGGTTGCTTGATGATTTCAACACATATGTCGACGCGTACGAACCTGACCTGCTATCGGGGTGGAACTCGTCTTCGACAAACGTTGGTGACGCTTTCGATTTGCCGTACGTCATAAATCGGTGTCGAGAATTAGGCGTCTGGTCGTATTTTGACTGGAGCCCGCTCGAAGACGTGTTTGTCACGCGGTTTGGCACGACGGTGGTAGGCGGCGTCGAGACGTTTGACATGCTCGATGCGTATGTCAAGAGTCAGGTACATACGCTTGACTCGAAGGCACTTGACGACGTGGCAGCCAAGGAGTGTGACGCCAGTAAAGTTGAGTTTGCGGGCAGCCACACTGACCTGTGGCGGCGAGACCCAAAACAACTGTTAGAATACAACAGACGTGACGTTGAACTGGTGGTTGACATTGAGCAATCTGGTGGCCTCATAGCGATGTTCAATCAGCTACGCGAAGTAACTGGTGGGACGTATGACGATTGTTTTGCTGCCATAGACATGCTTGACCCGATGTTTCTGGCGGAGGCGAACGAGCGTGACATGTGCCTACCGACTGCGACGGAGCCAGAACGTTCTTGGTTCTACGGTGGGCATGTTCACCAACCCAATGGCGGGCTTCACGAGAATGTGATTTATTGGGACGTGGCGTCAATGTACCCGAACATTCTCACGATGTTAAACATTTCGCCAGAGAATATTGTGGGTGTTAACGGAAATGAAGATGAACATGTACATTCCTACATCGACACACGCAGTGAGGACGTGAAGCAGTCTGACGACCCGTCACGTACGAAGTTCTACTACGAGGATAGTGAAGGATTCGTTAGTTCGATTGTTGACGAGATACTGGTGTTGACTGAACAAACGTCTGGAAAAAGACGAGAAGCCTTAAAGCGGACGCGTAACGCGTGCTGGGGTGTACTTGGTGACGGGGACTCGTATGGCACAGGTTTCAGGCTATTCAATTGGAAGATGGGTGAATCTGTGACACTGGCGGGTCAAAGGATACTGAAATGGACGATGGACACGATTGTTGACGAGCTACACGACCGTGGGTATGACGACGCGTCTGTCGTCGTGGCAGACACGGACGGATGCGGTGTGTCAATACCGTCGCTTGATGGCACTGACGAGGCACAGCGTCTCGGTGGTGGCATTGCCCAGACGATTAACCAACGATACGAGGACTTCACACAGCAGGAGTTTAACGCTGACAGTGAGATGGAGATAGAAATGGAGTCCTATGCGACAAAACTGTACACATCGTCATCTAAGAAGCGATACTCGCAACGTGTGTTGTTAGACGACGGTGAAAAGTGCGATGAAATTGTAACGAAGGGATTTGAGTGCGTCCGAAGTGACGTGGCAGACGTGACAACTGAGGCCCAAGAGCAGTTGTTTGAGTTGCTGCTGACACAACCGTTAGGGCAGGCGATGGACGAGTATGGACAGTACCTTCGTGACCTGTTACAGCAGATTGACAGCGGTGAGTATCCACTTGCCAAGTTGGGCCAGACTGGCGGGTTAGGGCAGTCGCTTGACAAGTATGGTAGCACAGATAGGACGCCCCAACCGATTTACAGGGGTAGCAAGTTTGCCAATGAACACATCTATGGTGAGAACGCGATTGGCGAAGGTGACAGGCCACAGTGGTGGTACATATCAAGCACTGGCGAGTTACCAACAACGTACACTGCTGACACGGCTGAGGATGGACAGAAAGTTGACGCGATAGCTGTGCTTGACGCTGCTGACCTTCCAGACAGTGTCGAAATTGACACCAGTAAGATGGAGGAGAAAGTAATTGAAGACGCGGTGGCACCCATATTGTCTGACGTAGGTTACAGGTATGACGACTTAGTTTCGTCACATTCCCAAACCGACGTCTTACAGTTTATGTAGCTGAGGTACCCCACACGGTTACATTTTCCATATAAAGTGTAAACGACAGTTTTAAGCACGTGTGGCGCGTAACACGGATATGGCTGACACTTGTCACGGGTGTGGAAATGACTATGAGCGTATAGCTCAACATTGGGCGTTGTCAGACTGTAACCAGAAACGATTTGATGAATATCAACATGAAGTTTTAACTGGCCTTTTGATGGGAGACGGGGGGATGTCGTGGTCTGATGATAGAAATGCTCCTCAAATGCACATTGAGGTAGCGGAGAAAGATTATGTTAAATACTTGTCTTCTGATGTCTTTCCTACGCTTAGTGGTGACGTTTATGATGGCATGACAGCCGAAGGACATGCCTACAGCCAACGTGAACATGGGAATCAAAACGCGAAGGCAGAAGATTATAGCGACACGTTTAGACTTTGTATAATGACACACTCTGGTCTAACGCGCTACATAGACTGGTATGATGATAGTGGTAAAAGGTTTCCAGAAGGACTAAAGCTGACTCCTACTACTCTAAAACATTGGTATTGTTGCGACGGACATTTACAGCAAGGTGTTGAAGTTGAGATGCCCTGTGCCAACGAGTGCGAAAATAGAGACAAGATTGTGAGCATGTTCGAGTGGGCGGGTTTTGAAGACTTCTCTTGGGACAGGTACGAGAGCCTTGGCGATAGGAAAGATGCTGCTCGCATACGCTTACGGAAGGATGGAGTAAAGTGGTTCTTCCGATACATTGGCGACCCACTGCCAGGCTTCGAGTACAAGTGGCCTGAGCACAAGCGTTAAGTGTTTTCGTCCCTTAGTAAGAATTGGATGAAGCCGCTTGACACAGACCTGAGCGAGCACTTTGATGAAGAGAGTGCGAAAGAAGATGATGCTGAACTACAGTATCAACACTACGAGCTTGACGAACAACACGAAGTTACAATTAGTGAGTCTCTTGATGAAAAAATAACTGTTAGCTGCCAACAGTTTATTGTTCTCTCAGTAACTTACCCCGTCAGTGAGTTGCTGTCGGCTGTTGCAGAAGAACGATTTGATGGAAACGTCCCTGAGCGCACTACCGACCTAAAGGTGAAACACTCGAATGAAGATGGGGACGTCGGTGTCGCCGTAGACGCTTACCGTGACACTGACATGGACGTTGACGAGGCAGCAGAAACCTTCGCGGCTGAATATGAGTGACGAGCGGCCCCAAGAGCCAGTGTGGGAGGCTGTCATGGAACTGGAACGGCAGCATTACACGAAGGCTGAGATAGCAGACATGTTGCGAGACGTGGCGCTGGGTGTTGAGACAGATGCGAGTTGAGAACCGCGACCCTGACACGCTTGACAGGCCCGAGTGGAACAGCCTACAGGAAAATTACGAAAAACACGATGATGCCGAGGCCACGTTTCTGGAACAACTGCCTGAGTGGGTCGAGGTAGAGGCGTTTGGCATCGACAGACGCCATGAAGACGAGCAGTTGATTTACGATGAAAAACCTGACTTTCGGCTCCACGTCGATGGTGAACCGCAGGCGCTTGTCGATGTGAAAAGCAAGTCACGACACACGTACATGCAAGAGTGTAACGAACGTCACTATCGCAAGTACGTGGCGAAGGCAGACGAGTTGGACCTGCCAGCCCTCGTCTGGTTTTACAACATTGCAGAAGACACGGGTGTGCTGTGTGATGCCACTGATGTGGCGACAACGACGTCCGAACACGGGTTAGACTCGTGGCCTGATGGGAACAACAGAGCACGACTCAAAAGCACTGTTTCGTGGAACGCGTTTATACAAGAGTTACAATCATGACAGAAAACGACACTAACGAGAACGACGGCCCCGAAGAACAGAACGCCGAGGAAAACGACTTTGACGACCTGTTTAGTCGACGCCCCCTTGACGAGTTGAGCGTCAACACGCTTGGCGACCCCGACGAATGGCCTGTGATGCGGGCGCTGGCCCGAGATGTGCATCAGCATGGTGAGTGCCACGTTACGGTTGAAGAACACGACGACGAGTTAGAAGTCCGTATCGGCACGACTGTGTTTGACTTCTCTAATGGTTTATTGAGTATCAAAACAGAGGCTGGCTACGACAACTTGAGAGTGGGTATGGACAGAGTCGTCTCGTGGTATCTCCCGCACGAACCTTGGCATTAACCATGAGTGGCTGGAGCGTCATGACAGTGCATCCGCCCAAGTCGCTGGCGATACAGTCACGTAACGCGGCTGAGAAGACAATTGAAGCGCGGCTGTCTTCGTTGCGCCCTGAGTCGTCTGACGGGTACGCTGAACGAACGTGTCAACTGCCACGTGGCACGGCCACCTACGCGGAAGGCGACTTTGGTGGCAGTGATGTTGCCGACGAAATGTTCGAGGAGATTCCAGAAGCCAAGTGGATAGTCATCACTGACGCCAACGACACGTCTGACTGTGGCACGGCAGAGGTGTACAAACGAGACGACGGTGAGACGGTTGGTGTCGACACGTTCCTTGGCTACGAGGGAGCCCGTGGCAGAGATGTCGTTGGCATGGCCCGTGAGGAGTATGGACTGGACTGTTACGTGTCACACGAAGCATGACTGCAAAACACCTACAGAGCGGTACGGACGCTGATGAAGACAACATAGCCTACGCACTGGCGGCACTCGCAATGGACATCTTCGAGGATGATGTTTACTGTGAGGCGTATGAAACGACTGTCACGATAGAGGCCGAGGAAGCAGTCGAGTACGAGCTATCACTCGGCGTGGTGACGTCAGACGAGTCGCGCTTTACAGAGGTGTTCGAACATCACGCGATTAATGATGAAACATGAGCCACGCCTATGAGCACACGATTGCGAACGAGGTGTATGAAAACATCAGTGGCGTGAAGGCGTACGTGGCTGGCTATTCGGGCAACTCACGTATCCCACAACCCGACGTGTTATTGACACAGCCACATGGACATTGCCATGCGATTGAGAGCAAAGGTCCGTTGCAGAGTGACAGGTGTTACATCGACAAAGATGACATCGAGCAACTAATTGCGTGTGAGGGCGCCTCCACCGCTGTGTATCTGCTAATCAAGTTCAGCCGACGGAAGCCACTTGTCACGCGATACTACGACGATATTACGAGACGCGACTGGGAAAACAAGACGCCTGCCGAGAAGTTCGCTGCGATAATACCAGACTGCTTTGACGCTCGTGTCACGGACAGTGGGGCGCTGGCACTCGATAGGCCATCAACAGAACGGTGGGATTCGGCAACTGTCTCACCGCCCGACTGGCAAGTTGTTGCAGAGTCATGTGGCATTCGGACAGACGCCTCGACTGACATAGATGTATGAATGAACACATGCCTACTCGACAGAATATGAAAAACAAACAAACGTTCGACAAGTGGGACACACTGCTGTACCTGGCAGCGTTACTTGACGAGTACGTAGAGCGGTACAACTCGCTGCCACACAATGCAGATGAAAAACGAAAACGAGACAAGTATGGTGCGTGGACCATCACCCGTGTTATGCTGCACTTTGATGAAGCAGTTTCTGACAGAGCAGTAGACTACCTGCACGAAAAGAACGTGTAAACTGGCGAGTCGCCTCGCGTCTTCTCGCCTTACTTCGTAAGCCAAGAAGCGCGTCATGGGTTTGCTGGAAGCATGTTGTTGCCGCTCGAACCCACCCCTGACGCGCATCAAAGTGGTTCCATTTTGTCAGAGGCCAAACGGGTCTGAGCGGTCGCGTAGGACACGGCCACAGTTCTGACACACCGTCTTACAGTGACGTTTGTACGGACAACCGTGACACCGAGGACACTTGTTGTCTGTCATACTGGCAATTAAAATTGCGTCTTCTCAGTTCGCTTCACGAACGAAGAAGGTGCCTCAAATCGCGTCACATGCCTGCCTAAGAGGTTTCTTCTTGTAGCAAGGATGTACCACGCGTGACTCCACAAACGTGCTCAGACAGGCATGTGACGCGATTCACGTACCTGTCTCGTCTCAGCGGTCCACAGAAAAGAAATCGTCTGCTTCGGGATTTTCCTTGAACCCGTCAGGCCCGTCGCCAAGAACGCTACTGTCCTGAACGTGCGTGCTGCTCAAGCTGTTTGCACACCGATAGCAAATCGGTTTTGGTCTAACCCATGAGACTAACGGCATGGGTTTGTCACACTTTGGGCAATTCGTTACTTGCGATTCGTCAGCACGAATCGCATGTGTGCTACTCGTAGAACGAGTAGCAAACGTCGATGGATTGTGATTGAATGGTGTCATTGTTGTTATGGATAAGCTCTTTTGTAGCCGCCGACGGGCCTGACACGACCGTCAGACTCTTGTCGCTGGTCCCAGAACTGTTGCCAGGGGTCGGACTGTGGCGCCCTTTTAGTTCTCTTGGGGCAATACCAGCAGTTCTCACAAACCAGCAGGTAATCTTGTTTCTTAAAGTAACTTATATCCTGTTCCTCCGTATCAGAGTCGTTACACAGCGGACAGATTCTTTCTGTTGATTGCATTATCTCCCCAGTCCTAAGTCACTTCTATTGTTGGGCCACTTGTACTCGAATCCTGGGAGCGAGTTGCCAATGTATCGGAAGAACCACTTAGTCCCCTCCTTGTTAAAATATATTCTTGCGGCATCCCCGTAGTTGCCTTGGGATGCGTATGTCGACCAGCCAAAATCATCAAACCCTGCCCATCTAAGAAGGCTTGAAACCTTATCTTGGTTCTCACGCTCGTTGGCTGCTGCTATCCGAGCACGTCCTTTTTCTTGGTCAAAGTCCCCATCTGAAATGAACCAATGCTTGAGTGTTGTGGGTGTCAGTTTAATATTTTCTGGAAAGACCTTAGAACCAGAAGAATACCATTTGACATACTTTTGAATCCCAGGGTGGCACATGGTACGCCAACTGTAAAGGTCAGAGTAATTCTTCGGTTTGGCTTTTGGGCTAAACCCTGTATTTCTACAATGTTTTGCGCTTTCTTCGGCCTTCGTGTCTTTCCTAACATTTCCGCTAAGCAACGGGAAAACATTTTCTGATAGGTAATTTAAGTACCTTTCAGAAATCATTTTGACTCGGACGGCGGGCTCCTTGCTTGGTCTATGCAAGTTACCATCACCCATTAATATTCCCGTTAAAACTTCATGTTGGTAATCGGACAGATTTGGACGAGAGCACCCCGACTGGTCCCAGTGACAAGCTATTTTCTCATATCTTCTACCACACTGGTGGCAAGTGTCAGTCATGTGTCGTCCTCATACGCTCTATCAATGCAGGCTTGAAACTCGTCTTCGATGTCTCCACGCCCGTTATAGCTGTAGTCACCGTACTGGTCTTCAAACCAGTTGTCTGTGGTAAACCAGTCTGCATTGCCAGAGACGTGCAGCGGACGCTCACTGGAATGAACTTGTGTTTCCTGTGTATCGGGTGACAGTCGAATGACCTCACACCTGTCAACAGTTGTGGGAAGGTCAGGGTCTTGCTCGACTGCCATTGCATACGCATACACTTGGGCTACATGTTTCTGTCGTAGCCCCGAGCTTGTTTTCAGGTCAGCCAGAACAGTTTCGCCGCTTGGTGACTCATAGAGCAGGTCACACTGCCCCCCAAACCCGTGTTTATGGTCTAAGAGATACTGCTCCACGGCTATCACAGACCTCCCGTAGATGCCTAACTCTCGCTTCAGGTCTGCAAACTCGTCTGCAACCCACTCCACGTCGTTGTGTATGACAGCCGAGAAACCGTCACCCTCGTTGAATGTGTCACGGGTCAGACTGTCATCCTTGTTTTTGACAGCACTGTAGTGGATGTCTGCCATTCCGTGAGAAGCGTCAGTAAACTCACCGTCCTGGGGGCCGTTGTTCAGTGCTTCTAAAGACGCCTGTTCCTCTTCTCCCCACAACTGTCTCTCAGCAAGTGGTTCTAAACAACGCCAGTGAGCAAGCGTTCCTCTAATGCCAGCAACCCACATGACATGTTCATAATGCTTGTCGTCTCCATTTCCTTGGTTGTTACGACGCCAATACTGTAGTCCTGTTTTATCCTCGTCCAAGTAGTCGAGGACGGTTGTCACGGACATGACCGACTTGTTATTCGAGTGATACCACCGACGTCCACGTTCGTCACTCCCCCGCGTAACCCCGTTCACCATTATACATATCTACGCGCTCCACTGGTTTAACTGTTTCGATTCTGATACGTGTCACTCGTCAGAGTCGCCACCGTCCTCAGAAACTGCCGCGCTCTCAGACAACTGCTCTTCGCCACGGCCCTCCTTCTCCAAGGCTATTCCTTCGCCACGGGCCAGGTCAAGCAGCGTCTTGATGCGCCGCTTGCCATAGACGTCCAAGGCAGTCAGGGCCGTGAGAAAGAAGATAACTGGAACGACGAGATTGTTGAGGACGGTCGTTGCCGAGATGTCACCTGCAATCATGATGCGACCGACGTAGATGTTGTAGGCGAGTGCCGAGGACAGAATGAGTGTCGACAGCCCGACGACTGTGAGCCACCCGAGTGACACGATGTCATCGGCGTCCCAACCGTCGCTTAAGTCCATTGTGTTAGTAAATTGTAAAATAGGCTACTGTTACTCAGTTAATTATTATTACGATAATCGTGTAAACGTGTCACGTGATTGTCGCCTCAGCAATGGCGATGATGCCAAGCACCTTCATGAACCACCCACAGAGAAATCCGACACGCCAGTAGTGCTTTTCACCTTCCTGGTACTCCTTTTCAGGCCATCCGACCAGTCCGATGTAGAAACCGTTTCCAAATGCGTGCCACTCGGCGTACGTCAAGTGGCTGCGGTCCGTCTCGAAGATGTTGTCGTCTTCTCGTGGCATTGTATAAATTGATTGTTGGATGTCAGGTGTCTGTGACGCGTCAGTGGCTTGGTGGTGACACTATACTGTCTCGCGGCACTGACAATATATTGACGCGCCTCACGCCACTGACACGTTTCACGTCTCTTCAATCTCAACCTTATGGCCTGCCGCAGTGGCACCTTCGAGGATGGTGTTAATCGTGTCCGCACCCAGCGTGGCCTCTCGTGCCGTCTGGCTATCGACTTCCACCTTAAACGTGGCAGGGTCGTCTTCCAGGTCGATGGGGAAGGATAGGTCGTTGCTGTCCACGTCAACCTCGTACGCCTCGGCAGTCAACTGCATCAACTCGTTTGTAGTCCCCGACGCGATACTTGCCATGCCAGCAAGCACAATGCGTTGTCGTAAACTGGCGTCGGACTCGCCACTCCGACGTGTCACGTTGAGTAACAAGCCAATCCTGTCGAGCGCCCCCCCAAGGGCTGTGGCGACTGTGTGGTCAAGGACTGGCAGCCGCGACTGGAAACTGATGCGGTCTAACTCCTCGGCTAACGCCGCTTCAATGTCGTGCAGTTCGCCACCCGACTCGACGTCAATGACAGTGTCGGCGAAGGCGGCACGTAACTCACGTAGGGCACCACTGTCGGGGTAGCCGCCGTCACCGTAGGTGCCGCTGCCGTAGCCGCCTCGTCCATAGCCTACGTGCGACATACTAAATTATAATCGCACGCCAAATGTGGGACTGCCGAGACGAAGTTCTACCTCCGAAGACCCATCTCCCGAACGGATTTGCGTTCGGTACTCAAAGATGTCTGTCGTTGGCGTATATTCCTCAGGTTGAATGCTAAACCACGTCTCTGATGAAATCCCCACCTCCTCACACATCATCTCGTTATCTACTACGTTATACACTCTCACGTCAATTGTCGTTCCGCTCAGTTCCGTAACCCGACCGTCGAACCAGACTGCTGCGGTGCCTGACGACGGGCCAAACAGACTCCAGTTAATAACCCCTCTGCCATTATTGGCGGCGATTTCGTACGTGCCTGACGTGGTGCCAGTCTTCCCCGTTGATGTACCCGACCCATAGATGAGCGGTATGTAATCGCCTTTCTCATACCCTGCCTCTTTGAGCGTTTCAAACGGCTGACTATCCGCCGAGTCAGTAATCTGACTCGTTTCAATGGACTCTGCTTCAACTGGAGTGTCAGATGAACCTAAGTTACTCATAATTGTTGATTATTTTTGTGCAAGTGTCACGCTGGTCCCGTCGTCAAACTTCACCTTAAAGGCGTCCTCGTTCTGGTCGTACCACCTGACACACCCACTGTTGGGCGTCGACGGTTCTGCTTGCGGCTCATACCTGAGTGCAGACGACAACTCGTCGTCGTTCCCATAGCCATGTCGTACTGCATGGTCCTCGTCGTGATGGTCGTCGGCACTGACAGTTGACTGGTCGATACCGTCGTGGTCGATGCTGCCTTCATTGACCTGTAAATTGTCAGACCCATCGTCGGACAGCAACGTGCCAGCAAGGCCGTCGGGTTCAACGTTGAGTGCTGTGGACCCACCAAGGCTGACACTGCCACCACTCTTCAGCCCGTTACCGCTTTGGATGGTGACACTGTCGTTCTCCAGCGACGTTTGTGGTACGTACTCGTTTGTCGAATCCCACACCGTTGTCGTGTCATCGACCAGGTCGTCTCGAACGTCAATGCCTGCATCAAACTGATGTAGCGCCGCCCACGTCGGTGTAATCGACAAGTCAATCTCGTCGGTGCCAACTCCGTCCGTGTCGACATCGACCGTGACGGATGACCCGAGACTGACGGAGCCGCCCGTTAGTGCGTTGCCACCATCGACAGTGACGGTGTCGTTCTCAAGGGAAGACTGTGTGACGTACTCGTTTGTCGAGTCCCAGATGGTTGTCGTGTCGGCAACGATGTCACCACGCGTGTCGAGGCCGCTGTCAAAGCGGTGCAGCCCCGCCCACGTCGGTGTGATTGAGAGGTCGATGGGGTCGGTGTCAATCGAGTCGTCGGTGACAGACACGTCGACGGCGGAACCCCCAGGGTTCGTGACATCGAAGTACCCATCCGTCAGGTCGATGTCCGTGACGTCCCTGACGACTTCATTGCCGTCGTCGGAGACACTTGTCTCGGCGCCGCTGGCAATGGCCTGTCGCTGCCAGTTGGCGCCGTCGCCCAGATAGATGTCCCCCGTGTCAGTCTCGAAATACTTGGCACCCTCCTTTGGCTCGTAGTCACTTCTGTTGGCCTCGGTGTCACGGATTTCAATGTCTTCGTCAATCTCGCGGAAGTTCTCGTTGAGTGGGACGTGCCAGCGTTCTGCTCCCTGGTCAGGTTCGTTGTAGTCGTGGTAATCGGTCATAATCAGAGATTATGCCCAACTTCGTGCCTCGTTTCACGAGCCAAGAAGTCAGTCATTTTCGTACAGTTGTTTATCATGTGTATCAAATATGTGCAGCGTGTCAGGTGCATGAAACGCGTCAATGCTCTGTAAGCCATCAGATTGGTGCGTGTGACGTTTCTGTGGTCAGCAAAGGTGTAACACTTGGAGCGTAACAAACCTGCTCACACAGCAATGTGACGCGTCTCACAGCATTGCAGGGCGACAGACCCGTGACGCGCGCCACGCGTCTGCCAGTGTGTCACCGCTTTGTCCTGCTGATGGTAATGGACCCATCAGTCCCATCGATGTCGGCACGCTCGTTATCATCGATGGCAATCACTTCGAGCCCGTCACTGTCCTGTTGCGTGCCAGGCGTGTAACTCGTGTCAGACGAGTTGACACTGACCACGCCATTGACGTCGCCGACACGACTTTCGAGTTGGTTGACAATCATGTCATCGCCAATGCCAAGCCCGTCGATGTTTGCACCGTTCGGGCCAATGCCGCCGATGTAGTTGACGATGGCGCGCTTCACGGCGTTGTCGCCAGCATACTCGTCTGTCACAACGATTGAAAGGTCGATGTCCACGTCAATCACGTTCGGGCGGCTGAAACGGACGTCGAACGTCTGGCCGTTGACGGCCTCCACGGGGACTGACGTGTTCACGCCGTTGTTGCCACCGAAGTCCCGTGCCGTTGCCGCCTTCTCCTCGAAAATGGCATTCGCCACGGCCCTGTCGGTGCCACCGTCGATGACCATCTCGAAGCTGACGGGGGGGAGGCCGCTGTCGTCACTGTCAGTGTCATTCTCGAACAGTGATACGCCGTTGACGTTTTCCACTTCCAGCATGGTACCGACCAACGCGTCAATCGAGGCGGCACCGCCACGGCCAGACGTCTGGCGGGCGCGAGCACGTAGTTCGTCGTCACTTTCTTCAGGACTGCCTGCAATGAAGTTGTCAGCGTTCAAATCAAGGCGTGCCGTGTCACCCGTGGCGTATGGGTTCGTCGTGTTGTCGACGCCAGAGACGGTTGAGGTGACCGCAGCAATCTGGTTGGCGCCGACGTTCGTTTCGACACCAGTGTCTTGGGCCTGTATATTAGCAGACGCGGACTTGGCGGCAATCTCGTCGAAATTGACGATGCCTGTGGAACTGCGAATCGACAGTGACCCGTCGTACGGCAGGGCGAGTGGCACGTCGCTGTGTTCAACCGTGGCAATCTCACTGTCGTTGCTGTCACGGACGGTGACTGTCGTGTCACCCGTAACGTGGGCAGTCGCCTCGACGTACAGCCACTCGTCAGTCGGGATGGAATGGGACTCACGAGTGCCAACGACGGTAACACGGTCGTTGTCGGCGTCAAGGATAATGAAGACGCTCTCGCCAATTTCGATGCCGCCCTTTAGTTTGTTGCTGCTCGAACTGTCGAAGCGAATGTAAAACGTGTGTGTCTGCTCTGGCACCGACGTGGAGCCCTCGAGTGTGATGACACCACTTTCACTGTCCCGAGACCTGAGAGACGCCTGCCCTTCGTACGCTTCTGACGTGTCCTTGACGTATGCCGAGGTGTCACCGCTGTAGTCAGTCAACGGGCTGGTGTCCTCGAACCCGTCCCAGTACGGAATTGTCACCTCGGCAAGGGTGTCGAAGTTCAGCCCGCTTGCGGTCTGGACAGTGGTGCCAGCGGGAATTGTATAGGTCTGCTCGGCAGGCTCGTCTCGGCTGAAGGTCTGGATGCCTGTGGCACCGACAGCCGCCTTGCGTTCGAGGCCGAGGATTGCCACGACGCGTTCGAGCGTGTCACCATCAGCCGCATCGAGGAAACCGCCCTCGTAGGCGGTTACCAGGTCACGCTCCTGTTGGTCGGCAAACACATCGGCATGGGCCTTGGCAAGCGCGTTGTACACGCTGCCAGTTGACAGGTCGGGGTCATCGACGTGCTCTCGTAAGGCGTTGCGAAGCCTGTCAGCTAACTCGGCCTCCGTCAGCGCCGTGGCTTCGCCGTCTTCAACGTTCATGTGAGTATTAAAATATAGTGGTCCGTCTCACTCTTGTGGCGTCTGTGACAGTATACTGACTCGCGTCAGACCCGTGTTACGTGTCAACCTGTATGGCACCGTTATGCACCGTGTTGACAACAGCAGTCAGGCTGTTGTCTCGTCTGTCTAACTCGGTAATGCGGGTGTCGACAATTGACACATCGCTTCGTCTGTCGATGGCTCTGCTGATTTGTGACTCAAGTTTGCCTGCCGCCTCGGCAGTTAATGGGTCACCAAGCAGGGCGGTGACCTCGTCAGATACAATCAGACGTATCTGTTGTTCTAACGCCTGTAGCCCGTCAATCGTCTCGATGTCACCGTCGTCTGTTCGCTGCAAGTCACGGTCTTGGTATAACAGGTCATTCATGTGGACACGTGAGTGTTAACTCCAATGGACATCTCGTACGTCTGAAAACCTGTCAGTTTCAGGCTGCTCGTAACGTGACGCGAAGGATGCTGTCTCAACGCGGAAGTTGTCATCACACGTATACTTTACTATGAGACTGTTAAATCTGACTGACGTCCAGAACGCTGACCCATCACCGTTCCACGACATGCCAGTCATTCTTTCATATGACCGTTCGTCTTCCTCAAATACGCCATCAAGTTGCCGTGTTGTGATGTCGAACGGCGTTGTACAGAAATACTCATCTATGTAACCATTGTCATCCACAACGTAAAACCGTGACCCGTCGTTGTTCCACTCAATTCCATCGGGGTTAGTTGCCTCGCCGTTATCGTTTGTGTCAAACTTGACAGAGAACGAAGCTGTGGTAATCTCGAACGGCGTTGACAGGTCATACTCGTACATTTCGGAGGGGCTTTCTGCAACAAGGAACATCTTCGACCCATCATTGTTGAACTTCACTCCCTCAACGTCATCTCCCGTTACATCTTCCGTATTGATTTGCTTCGATAGAGACGCCGTCGTCACGTCGAAGGGGGTATCGCACTCGTACTGGAATAGCTGGTCATCATAGTAATAACTGCTGACAACATACATTAGCGAGCCATCGTTGTTAAACTCGACAGCTTCGACGTCGTCAACATCGTCAACGTTGTCAACGTATATTCCCCCTTCGTAGATGGCTGTGTTAAAGTCATACGACGTCGAACAGTACCACTGATGGATGACTTCGTCGTCTTCCTCCGCCACGTACATGACTTCACCAGGCTCGACGTTGGCCTCAATGCCGCTGCTGGACAGCAACACCGCTCCCTCTCCTTTGTCGGGCTGGTCGCTAATGTCGTGGGCATACAGCCCCTCACCAGCCCTGACAGTCGTGCCAAGAAACTCCTCGTTGTTGTCGTTGATGAATTTCAGGTCGGTGCCGCCACCCGTGTCAGGCGTTTCTAATTCCTCGACACGTGTAAGCACGTGCTCGACGTATGCCGAGTCACTCGTCGTGTAGCCGACGACGACAGTGTCGCCTTCACCGACAGTGAGGCTGTCAGGGATTGTCGCACGAAACGGCCTGTTGTCGTTCACGAGTGTGACGGCGGCCACGTCGTCTGTCAGTGCTTCCACGACAGCAACGTCACTTCCAGACTCCTGAGCGACGTTAAGTGCTTGTTCTCTCGCGGTTTCAAAGGGATTCATGGTAGTATAGTGTTGTCCTTCATGCAGATGTAGTGCAGCATGACAACTGCTTGTTGGGTGACAATATAGTGACGCGCATCAGTTCTCTGGCTTGTCAGTTTGTGAAATAAATCGGCAAGGCGCAACTTTAATTGCCAGTTTGCTTCACTTTCGCTGTCGGGAAACTAATCTGGTCGTCACGCAGGCTAACGCCCACGTCAAGGTGTGTGCGATAGTACCCGCCCATGTCTTGAATGTGTGTGACTTCGTTAACTTCGTAGCGAACTGGTACGGGCGTGGCGTCGACAACGTCGTAACACTGCTCGAAGGCGTCGAGTGTGTCGAACGGGTGGATGTACGGGTTGCCAAGACAATCGATGGCGCCCTCATTCCGTTGCGTTGCGGCGTCACGGAGGGTTTCGACGGCCTCGGCCTTTGCCGTCTCGACAGTTTCGGCGGAACTGTCAACTGTCTTCACTTCCAGTTCCGTTTCACCAGCAGCCTGATACAGTGCGTCTGACCTGGCCGTGACGACGGGGTAGCCCCGTGGTGGCACCACATCATTGTCACCAGCAGTGACGTCAGCGTCAGCAGTGTCGGGGGCAAGTGGCTCGTACACTCTCCCCAACGTGTCGACATCGACGGGGCCTGGCAGCAGTCCTCTGCCCGTTTCACCAACAACTGTTGCGGTGTTCGTCGGTGCTATCTCGAACAAGGCATCGTTTTCGAGCACTTCGATGGTGTCGAATCCCACGTAGTTGCCATCGTCAAACGCGTCGAACACGCCATCGGTGAGCAAGTCAGGGAACTCCGCGCCGTCACGAAATTCGCTTGCCACCTCGTCACCGATGAAACGGCGTGACGGTGGTGTCGCATGGAAGACGAGTGCCACGCCGTTGGCAGTCGGCTCGAAGTGCCACTGCAAGTTCGTCTTGGACTTGAGCCACGTGCAGATGTCCAGCAACGTGTTCTCGTTTTCAGTGAACTTCTTCGTGCCAAGGCCAAGCTGTCCAAGAACGAACTGGACTGGGGGCGACAAGATTAGTGGGGACACATTCGTGGCAGTTCCCGTTTCAATCGTGTCGCTGTCACGTGACTGTTCGTCCACGACGGTGTCGGACCGAATGTCACTGACGGACTGTATCACGTCGTCGGCGCCGAACGTCACGACACTGTAGACCGTTTCAGCCGTCTGGTTGCCGTCAATGAGTTTGCTAATGCCAGTTGGCTCCGTCTCGACGGCTTCGGGACCGACGGTCACAACGTTGGTAAGCGGAATGTCCGTTTTCTGAACGATGTTCGTGGCGATGCGGCGAACCACGTCGTTGACAGTCGGGTCAGTGAATGACTCGTTCACTGGCACTGCCTCAAGCAGTTTCGTGAAGTCGTACACCCACATCTTCGACTCTAACTCGTTCATGGTGCCACCGACGCCTGCCACGTACCCCACAGCCGTGGGGACCCACGTGTTGTCAGCGTTACGGTGACTGATACGGGCGACAGTGAATTCTGAGGTGCCAAAGCCCTTGACAAAGGCACGCACCCCCACGTCGTCCCAGACGGTTGGGAAATCGACACGGGTGTTCTTCTCGATGGGTGCGTGTTCGCCCTTCGTAATTCGCGTCTCGACACGGCTGGTGGGGATTTCACGCCACTCCGTAATGCCAGACTCGTCGGGATAGGCACCGACCTCGACACGGACACGTTTCTGAGGACAGTCCCGTGACCACGACTGAGGAACGGTGTCAACGTCACTGTTCGTTGAACTGCCAACTGGCTTGATGCGCGTCACTATTTTGTTACCTCACACGCAGGTGTTGTGCTGCGCACCATCTGCCTGACGCGTGACACAATATTGCCGCCTTGACGGCTTGTGAAACAAGTCGGCAAGACGCAACGAAGTTGCCAGTGTGTCACGAAGATTGTCCTCCCAACTGAATTTGCCACTCGAACGCGATGTACGTCTCTCCTTTCAGCGTAATAGTCGGCATGTCAGCGACCTGACGCAGTAACACGTTCGAGACTTCCATCGGTTCGTTGATGGGAAAGTCGCTAACAATCCGCACCTCGTCACCCTCGTTCACATCGAACAGTAGGTGACGGGGCTCCAGGTACCCGTCGGGCATATTCTTCCCGATGATGCCCTTGGCCGTGACGGCAAACGGCTCTTCAGCCGTCTGTCGTTGCTTGCGACGACCACACTGTGTGCCAGTCTCGTCCATCTCGCCGTTGGACTCGACTTCTATTTCCTGACAGACGAATGGCTCGTAGGCCTCACCGTCGATGACGAGTTGAAAGCGTCTGCCCTCGACTTCAACTTCCTGTATCTCGCCACCGCTGCCAATAATTCGTGATATTCTCATGTCAGGTATATGTTACCCGTCATGTGGTTGAGTTTGTCCGACTGGCGCGGAAGTTAGCATTGCGCGTCTGGTTTCGCAACGTGTCTGGATTCGCCTCACCCTGGATGTTAATCTCGAAGTTCGTCATCGCCGTGGAGCCAGTGCTGCCACGTGACGTGTCGCCGCTGCCACCAAAGCCGTACGGATTGTCACCGTCGGTGCCACGTGACAGTCGCCTAAAGTCGCGTAACTGGTCCGTCGCGTCACCAATGTTCGTGCCAAGCACACCAAACTTCTTCGCCAGGGCCGTGATGCCACCAATGGCGAGAGCACCCACACCAAGTGTGAGAACGCCTATCAGGGCAAGGATAGCACCGACCAGGAAGTACGTGGCACCCCCAGCCGAGGCAACAGACACCATGTACGCTTCGAGTTTCGGAATCTGTGCCACGACCGCAATGCCGAGCGAGACGAGTCTGCTAATCAGTCCCGCAATGACACCGCGGCCCCAGAACAGCATGGCCGTGATGATTGTCAGCGTCGTGGCAATCAAGGCACCCATCTGCTGTTCGAGCCGCCCACCAAACGTAATGAGATATAGCACGGCGCTAACGGCGGCGAGAATGGCGTTTGTGACCTGCAAGAATCCCTTAGACATGTTGGCAAGACGATAAATGATGTTCAAGAGCAAGTGGAAGAAGGCCATAAACTCGGGGAGAATGTCTGCCATGAAGTCCGTCAGACGCTCTGCCAGGTTCGCGTCCTGTAGTGCATTGCCAAGGATACTGAAGACGCCGCGAAACGCAATTGCCATCTCGCCAAGGGCCTGGATGACGCCAGGAATGTAATCCAGTAAGAAGCTGCCAAAGTCACGGGCGAGGTCGGCAAAGCGAACCAGCGTGTCACCACGGTCGGCAAGGGCCTGGAAAAAGGTTTCAAGGCCATCGAGTGCGTCCTCAAACAGTGGTGTCAACTGTTCAGCAAGTGGACGGAAGGCGTCAAGAAAGTCTTCTTTGACCTGTTCGAGGATGTCAGCAGCCTCCATGTCGTCTTGCATGACCAGGCCAAGGGCGCCCAGGCCCGTGACACCCGCCAAGGCTGCTGCCGCACCAACGGCTGCTGCGCCGAGTGCCACGAGTCCGCCAATGACAGCGGGTAAGGCGCCTATCAGTACGACAAGTAAGGGAATAAGTTCCGCCACGAAGTTGTGGGCGGCAGACATGTTGAGGTTGAAGTCTTCTAAGTTATCAGTGGCACTGTCAATCGTGTCACTGGCCGAGTCCATCATGCGTGACAGTGTGCCAGCCGACTCACTGTTCATGTCGAGCGATGCTGCTAATCGCCTGGCATTACGAGAGGCTTCTGTCACCGTGGCAGCCGCCGTGACACGTCGCTCTGTTTGTGCCAGACGGTTGGCACCCCTGCTGGCACCGCCCTCACTCAGACTGACATCTCCCACGCCAGTTGCAAGTCGCCTGCCAGTACCCTGTGCCTGTAACGTGGCCATCTGGGCCTGTAACTGGCTCAAATCCTCGTGTGCAGGCTGTGTGTTGAGTCCTATCTTGCTGCCATCGACACGTTCGATTTGCCGCTCGACAACTTCTAACTCGTCAAACAGCAGTTCGAGCTTGGCACTAAACTCGTCAACGACTTCGATGATGGCACGTAAGCGTTCTTCGTCGACCATTAGTGAACACCGTGAGCTAATGGACTACCAAAACAATCTTCGATTGTGCGTTCGGGCATTAAATTGTAGTATTACAGACCACTGGGGAGACTATGGCCGTGACGCATGGCAGAAGAGGGCTTGCTGTCATAATCATCGGTGTGATGGTCCTTTGCCACGACGTAGACAAACCGCTGGATAGGAGTAAGTTCCTTCTGTGTGTCAGCTAAAGAGAATCCAGCGTCGTGCAGCGTGTAAATGGCCTCACCGTGTTCGGACTCGGCTAATTCTCGGAGGTGTTCTCGTTTCCCACCGTTGCCGTGAGACACTCCATGCCGATTTCAAAGGACACGAAGTCGGTTGCGTTATACACACGTTCTGCCCACTCGTCTTTGAGCGCATCACGGGTGTCCTCGGGCTGCTGGACCTGAGTCCCGTACTCCTTTTCAATTTCGTGTGCTCGCTCCCGCATGGCGTGCTGCATGTCCTCGGCGTCGGGTTCAACGCCATAGACGGCGGCAAGGCGGACGGCCTCGAACGTGTCTTCGGACAACACGCCAAAGACGTCAACGCCAGCGTCTTCCATTTCGTCCTGTAGTTCAGAACGACGTTCCTCTTCTTCTGCAGACAACTCGTCCTTGTCTCGAAGTTCGTCTAACTCTTCACGAACGTCGTCGGGGTACTCGTCTCGAAGTTCCTCAATCTCGTCGCGGTCGAACAGCGCCATAACCTCTTCCATCTCTGGGTCAGTTAGCTGTCTGACACAAAGCGTAACAGTCTCGCCATCGATGTCAACTGTAATCTCACCACGCCAATCGCTGCCTTTCTTCAACTTAGCCTTCGCCTTGCTGAACCCACTCATGCTGTTTGATGGGGTAATGTCAGTCTCAGTAACCAAAGTCTTATTTGTATGAGACTATTACAATACACTATGGGTGACATTTGTCACGAGTGCGGAAATGAGTATCAGAAAATTGCACAACATTGGTCCGCCTCAAACTGTACATACCAACAATTTTCTGACTATCAACACGATGTTTTAACTGGTCTGCTGATGGGAGATGGATGGTTATCAACGTGCAACAAACGCCCCCGAATATCTGTGGAGTTAATAACAAAAGATTATCTTACGTACTTGGCAAACGAAGTGTTCCCCGTATGTAGCGGTGGTGTCAATCTAAAAAGAACAGCAAAAGAGGCTGCTGAAGTGAGTAGAAAAGCAGGATTTAGACCAAACGCAAAAGCAGAAAATTACTCAGACATATACAGTTGGCAAACAACGAGCCACCCAGAGTTAGAGCAGTACAGAGAGTGGTACTCAACTGGTGAAAAGTGTTTTCCAGAAGACATTGAGTTGACGCCAACAATGCTCAAGACGTGGTACGTGTGTGATGGGTTCGTACACAATGACAGGTATCCTGGGATAGCTTTGTCCAACGAGCACGGGGCGAGAGATAAAATAGACAACATGTTTCGAGAACAAGGTCTGACAGACTACTATTGGAAAGTGTCAAAAACAGATGACAAACACGCAACTAAACCAAACGCCACAGTTCGCTTTAGAACGGCGGGTGCTGATAATTTCTTCAGATATGTCGGTAGTCCCCCACCTGGGTTTGAGTATAAATTTCCTTAGAGTGGTTCGTTCAACGTCGGTTCGGTCTCACGATTGTCCTTGTGAAGTTCGTGATAGAAGCGGTTGCCACGAATATACGAAGTTTTCATCGGCGGGACATACCGCTCTCCATAGGCCTCAATGTAGTCACCGTCGTGGGTAAGCCCAAGGCCGTGGCCTATCTCGTGTATCACGCGGTTGACACCCTCGTGTGCCTCTCCACTACCGAACAGTAGTGGCTTTTCATCGGGACTGTAATCCCAGCCCTCAAAATAGGCAGGCCCACTGACAACAGCAGTGCGAGTCCCGCCAAGGCCGTTGACGCCATCATCGTCAATCAGCAGACAGTTGGCGTCCTTCGAGCGTGTGCCTTCGTCAACGTCGTTCCACCAGTAATCGTCAAACTTACTCATGCTGTCGACGTCACGTGGCACGGGTTCCTCCACAACCGTGACGCCGACAGTGTACTTCTTACCCCAGGCGTTCTCGAAAACGTAGTTGACATAGGGCGCAACTTGCTTGCAGGCTTCAAGCCCGTGGTCGTCTCCCTCACGCCAATACAGTGAAATATCAATTTCCTGCTCGCCCTCACCCTCGTGGACGGCTTCGACACGCTTTTGTGGCGGCCAGTTCAGACTAACGTCGTCGCTTAAATTTGGGTTTGCCTCCACGTCGGTGTCAGCCTCCACGTCAGACTCCTGAGCCGTGTCACTTGCTTCGGCGTCGACGTCAACGTCCGTGTCAACGTCAGCGGACGTGTCCGTGTCAGGCGACTGTTCGGCGTCACCGCTGTGTTCTTCGTCATGGTCGTGAGACGTGTCAGACGACTGTGACTCGTCAACACTGTTGTCAGGCGCAGACGGCTGTCCCGTGTCACTACCGCTGTCAGGGGTTCCACGGTCCTGAGATGTGTCACCGTCGCTGCCACCAAACAGTAGATTGTACAGGAACCGCCACAGCCGTTTGAGTAGCCTAAAAACCATGTGTGTTACTGACGCTCGTAGCTGACACCAATGTAGTCGACAGCGTACTCGACTGCATCGCCAGCAGACGCGGACATGTTTTCAGCAGTCGCCTTGCAGTAGTCAAGTGACTGCTCGTACACGACATTGTCGTCTTCATCGTACGTGCGGGCGACGAAGCCAAAGATGCGAGCATCGCCGTTTCTGTCACTAATGTTATCGAGCAGTTCTTTGTCCTGCCCCATAATCGTGAACGAGCCACCGTACGTGATAGACCCGTCAATAACGCCAGCGGGCTGCGCATAGCCAATGCCGTGTCCAAGCTCGCTGTCCTGTTCTCGGTCAAGACTAAAGTCGTCAACGACGATGCGGCCCATCGAACGTGCCGTGCCACGCTCGTTCACGCCGCTGACGACAAGCTCGACGTCGTTCGCCGAGGTTATCTCATTTTCACTGATAGCCATCGTATTAAATTATGTAATGTTGTGTCACTCTGTCTCGTTCGTGATGACATCGCCGACGGCAATGTCGACCACGATGTTGTCGACCACGTCAACCACGTCGAGGCCGACTTCGACATTGACACGGTTGTCGTTCTGGTTGTCCTGTGAGACGTTCACAGCAAAGGCATCGAGCAGTGGCGGGCTGTTCCGCTCCATCTCAAGGAACTCGTTGCGAAGCGTGCGTCGGAACTGTGCTCTGTCGCTGGCGATGTTCAATCCACCCGAAAAGTCGCCAGAAACGTCGTGGGTCCGTGCAACAGCCTCGTCGACTATCTGGTTACTGAAGACACGCTCGAACTTCACCATTGTGGTCGTCACCTGGTCTTTGATGACGCGAGGACTGTCGTCAAACAGCGGCATCACCTGATTGTCGATGAACGTCTGTGCGTCCGCCGTGGACAGGTTAGTCCGAAGACTGTCAAACCCTTCGAGTGGTTCTTCCTTGTTCGTAGCGGACGTGCCAAGCGGCTGTGCAGCCGTCCAGGCGCCTATTTCGGCAATCGTCCGTGCCTGGTTGCCGTCGAGTGACGTCGTGCCACGCGGCGGGGCGACGACTGACAGACGCTTTTCGTCGAGCCCGTCACTGTAGTTCGTGGCGTAGGCTCCAGCGCCGTTGCCGTCGGCACGGGGTGGGGCGCCGATAAATCCGTGACCAAAGTAAAACTCAGTGGCACCGTCAGTCAACTCCTCGGCCAGCGTACTACCGTCGCCTTCACGCTCAGTGAGAACTGACGTGACACGGGCGTTCTCGGCAGCCGCCGCCTCGACAGCCTCGGTGTAGTTGTCACCGTACGAGTAAGTGATGTCGTAGTCACGTTCGGAGTCAGCCTCGAAATCGCCAGTTCGAGGGTTGAGTGCAAGCGTCTGGGACTCGGCAGGCGTCTGCGGGGGGTCGTCATAGACGATGTCGACTGTAATGTCGTTGCCTGCCCCGTCAGTTGCCGTCACGGTCTTGTCGCCGTGCAGGTTCGGGTCGAACAGTGGCGCGTTACTGAGTGTGCCAGACGTGCTCGAACCGAACGATTCTGTCGTCTCAGTTTCGTTCAGGCCAACGGCGTACACCTCGTCAAGCGGGTGTCGAAACGCCAGTTTAGCTGCCCGATGTAGTTCACTGTCGTCGCCAAACAACTCGATGGCGTCAGTCGGGTTCGATACTTCCACAGCAGTGCCAGGGTCAGCACTGCCATTTGCCGTGTCCATCCCGCCGACAAGCGCGTACGTCGCGTCGAAGGCCACACCAATCGAGACAGTGGAGCCAGCACGAACGGTAATCTGGTCGGACGGAATTGCAGTTGTTCCAGCAGTTTTCATAGGTTACACATTTGTTATCGTGTCAGATGTCTGATGCGAGACTTGCAACTTTGTTGCGTCTGGCTGGTTTGTCTCACAAACCAGCAAGTCAAATGCGTGTCACAGTCAGCGGCGTTACACAGCACGAAAGGCCGTTGACGCGCCTCAAGCATCTGACGCGCCTCACGTATTTGAAACGGTAATGTCACTGGCCCTTATGAGGTGGTTGTCTGGTCGACGTACTTTGCAGAACCGTACGTGCCTTCACCATAGCCGCCAAGACCGTAGCCAATTGCCAGGTCGGTATCCGTGTACACCGCCGTGCCGAACGAGTCGATGGTGTCGCCCGTCAGTTCGTAGTCACGGTGGTAGTTGATTTCGACAGTCAGACTCTCGACACGAATAGTCTCTTTTTCGTCGCCCTGGTCCTGTTCGGTAGTTTCCAGAACGGTGATGTCGTCAATATTCTCGTGAACGTCACGCTCCTCGAACGGGCCAAAGGCGTACTGACCAAACTGTCGGTGAATCGGCTCGTACAATGCGCTGAGTTGCACCTCGTTTTCGGCGCCAATAATCACCGAGACTGACAGCGTTCTGTACTCGCGGAAGATGTAGTAATCGACCGTGCCATCGGTGACGCTGGCACCGACCTGTCCCGTGCCGACGCCATTGACCTGCCGTTCGGCGTCAGATGTTGTGTACACGACAGACGGCAGGTCTTCGAGCATCGACGGGTTGGCAAGCGTCACGTCGTTGTCTGCGACGGTGAACTGCTGGTCGCCACCCGCGTACTCAGCAGTGAACGTGCCAGTGGCCGCCGCAGAAAGTTCGTCGTAGAACGCTGTTGTAACAGACGCTCGTGACATTTTGATACGTTATGTGTTAGTTAAACGCGTTTCGAAGTGTCTCGCGTGACTCTTTCACAAGCCTGTCCATTGCAGCACGCTTTGCCTGTTGCCAAAACGGCTGTGGTTTTGTCCCACGTTCCTTTATTTCCTGACGAATAAACTCGGCGACGGCGTTTGCAACGTACGGATTTGCTGGCACGCGAAACGTTGGTTTGACGCGCATCCACTGTCGAATCGTCTGGCGTGATGGACTGCCAGCTTTGTAGGGGCCGTACTCGCCCGTGCCTTTGTCGACAAACGCCGCATACGAAGCACGGTTGTACAACTGGTAGGCGGCTGCCGCGTTCGATGGAATGGGGCCTGAACCCATCTGTCGGAACAGTTTCGTGGAGGCGACAGTGTCTTGGGAGATAATACGTTCTCTGCCACGTTGCACGCCACGCTGAGCGGCTCGACGGGCGTTCGGTTTGGCGTCACGTTCGAGCGTGCGCTTGGCAGACCGTATGTCACGCTTAAACTCACTGAAGCCGTCGAGTGGCATGACAGTCAGTCGTTTGTCATCTTTTCCAGACCAAAGCGAGTCACTACCGTGTCAGCGTCAGACGGTTGTCCCGTCACCTCAATCACCTCGTAGTCCTCGGCGCCATGTGTGTAGACGTCACCGACTTGCACGTCAGCAGACGGCTGACAGAGGCCGTTCAAATCGCCTGTCATTCGCTCACCAAAGTCGACACTGTCCTGCACTTCGATGGGGTCGAAGAGAAGTGCATCGACGGCGAGTGTCGTCGTGTCAGGCCGTGTTTCACCGCGCCCCACGTCGGTGACGCCATCCTGGCGTGTCACATCGTAGGTCCGTGAGCGGAGACGTACAATCTGCTGAATGGCGTCACGGCCAGGCTGTCGTGACAGTCGCATTATGGCAGGCGTGTGTTAGTGTCGGCCATGCCTGTGTGAGTGACCGTACGTGTATGACTCACCAATGTTGTCGATTCGCCACGCGTAATCGGCCACATGTGAATCAATCATACATGAAT